CCTTCCAGCAGCACTGTGCTGTCCGTTGGCGCTACCTGGCAGGCCAGATCTTGGGCGCGGCGTAGGGCCGGAGCCCCGCCAATCATACTCTCGAAGCTGTAGCGCTGGCCCATGCGTCGCTCCAACTCCGCTACGCGGCGGCGCAGGCGGGCTTTTTCGGCCGCCCGCTCTACCACTACCACCAGTTGTTGCTCGAAGTCGCCCTTGGTAAGGTAGTCGAAGGCACCTTGCTTCATGGCCCGTACCCCATCAGGGATGGTGCCGAAAGCGGTAAGCAGCACGATTTCGATATCGGGTGCCTTGGCCTTAAGCCGTGGAATCAGGTCTACGCCGTGGGCATCGGGTAGCTTCACGTCCGACACCACGACCAGCACGGAATCGGCGTGTTGCTGGAGCATCTCCAGGCCGCGGCTGGCATCGGGGGCTTGCAGCACGGCGTAGCCTTCGAGTTCCAGCACCCGCGCCAACAGCTGGCGCAGGCGGGCTTCGTCGTCAATCAGCAGAAGGGTACCGGAGGGCATGGCGGGGAAGTAGTAATGAGTAGTTAACTAGTAAGACGTAGGCCTTCGGGTGCGAAAGTATCAGCTTGCGGCGTGAATGATACCGAATGGTGATAGTGCCTCAGGAGTGAGGAGTAGGAGAAGAACCGTGCTGATACTGTGGGCCACTTGGTTACTTACTCGCTCTGGCGGCTGGTTTGCGCTGAGGTGCTTTGCGTTTGGGTAAATTCTCTCGGACCTCGGCCGCCGTAGCTAACTCGTCCAGGTAAGGGCGGGGCGTTGTATCCTCTTCGTATTGGGGCCGGCCGGTGCTGCTTAGCCCCGCGTATTTAAAAATCATCGTTTGGTAATGCGTCTTGCGGCCAATACGCCATTGACCGTCCATCTTGAATTCTTCCCGAAGACTGCATTCCAGCAAGGTCAGCAACTCCTTTTGCCCGTCTTCATCAACGTCGGCAAAAAATAGAGAAGCCAAATACGTTTTATCACCCATAAACGGCTCTAGCGGAAGAATTTGGACAGCGTAGGTATTGGCTTCAATCGGGTCTAATATGAATAGGTCGTTCCCGTACTCATTATCGCCACTACCAAGCACGAAGAATAGCTGTTTACCAAATGCGCTTGGCCGCCACGCATAGGCAACAAGGTCGCCGGACGCGGGGAAGGAAACGGGTAGGACACGTTTTAGAAAGGTTGTGTCGGCCTCACCAGGCTGACGATGAGCTATTCCCTGCTGAATCGTTTGAGCTTCCAGTTGCTGCGCTGTTTGGCTGAACGCTGCTGGGAGGAAGAAAGAACTCCCTGGTATTCCTAGCAGGAAAAAGCTTGCTAGTAGGAGGCGGCGACACATAAAGTTTGCGAATACATAAGCGGATAACAGGAAATACTAACAGCGAAGGTAAAACGAAGTCGTTCAGCTGCTCCAACTATAACAGACAAGACGCTTTCTGGGCCAGCATAACGTTCTGCTACGCACTCTGCCGAATCTCATCTTTCAAGTGCTCCACGAAGCGGTTAAACTCCGGTTCGGCTTCCACGTTTTCGTGCCAGGCCAGGCCCATTTCGGCGAGGTTGTACTGGTGCTGGGGGCTAATGGTAGCGCCGGGGAGCAACTGGCCGCTGGCGTCCCGTTCGTGGCCCAGGAGCCAGAGGCGGTCGGCTAGGGCGGTGGTGGTCTGGATGTCGTGGGAAACGATGACGACCGTGTTGAGCTCGTCCATAGTCGTGACTTCGAGGATGATTTGCTTGACCTCGTCAATCATGGCTACGTCGAGGCCGGAAAAGGGCTCGTCGAGCAGGATGAGGTGGTCGGAGCAGAGGAGCTGCTGAGCAATGGCGGCGCGCTGGCGCTGCCCGCCGGAGAGGTGGGCCGGGTATTTCTGGCGGTGAGCCGTGAGTTGAAACCGCTCCAAGTAGAAAGCAGCTTGCCGGCGGGCTTCGGCTACATCGAGATAGTTGCGGGCGGCGGCTACCAGCAGGTTGTCGTGTAAGGTGCGGTGGTTGAACAGGGGGTACTGCTGCTGCACGAAGCCCACCGCGCCCGGAGCTACTTCGTGCTGCTCCTGACCCACTAGCACCGTGCCGCTGCTCGGAGCCATTAGTCCCGCCATGATGCGGCACAGTACCGATTTGCCCATGCCCGAGCGGCCGTAGAAGCCGACCACCTGGCCCTGGCTCATGCCCGGCCGGCACACGTCCAGCACCTGGGCCGAGATGTCGCGCAGGATGGTTTCGCCCGCAAATTGCATGGACACATTGTCGAGCGTCAGCACCGGGGCTTTGTAGAAATAAGGGGTCATGGCCGTGAAATGGTAAACTAATAGGCTAAGGAGTGTGGCATTTTGGCTACTCCTGAATGTCATGCGGCTCGGGATGAGATTCGAAGTTGTGTGAATACACGTGTGCCTATGTGCTTCACCCTACTGCGCCGAAGCCAACCCGGAGTAGGGAAAGAACACCCGGCGCAGGAGGCCAAAGAGGTAATCCTGGGCGGCACCGGCCGCGAGGATGACGAGTTGGATGGCGACTACCCCATCGAGGTGGAGGTAGCGGTTTTGCTTGTAAAGCAGCAGCCCAATGCCGCCTTCCGATTGGTAGAGCGTTTCCACCAGGGTAATCATCGTCCAGATGATGGCGAAGTTCTGACGGACTACCTCCAGCATGTCGTCGAGCTTGCCCAGCACCACTACCTCCCAAAAGCTGCGCCACTCGCCCAGCCCCAGGGTGCGGGCATGGTCCATTTCCTGCTGGGTGGTTGTCAGGATTACGCTCGTCATGCCCGTGACGAGGTAGACGGTGGTGGCGAAAATCAGCACTGAGAGCTTCACTTCGTGGCCGGAACTCACCATTAGGGCCATAAAAAAGGTTAGGCCCGTGAGGGTGAGGTAGCGCATCTTGGAGGCCGCATAAGCCAAGGGGCGGAAGAAGGGTAGGGCCGTGAGGTAGGAAATGAGCAGGGCCAGCACCGTGGCGGCGCCCAAAGCTTGGAGGGCCGTGGTCATACTGGCCCACAGCTCCTGAACCAGCCCTTGGGTAGAGACCAGGTCAGCCAAGGCCCGCAGTACGTCGCTTAACGAAGGGAATAGGCGCAGTGGATAAAACAGCCACAGCAGCAGGAGCACGGCCCCTTGCGCCGCGGCCATCAGCGCAAATGTGGTGCGGGGTACGCGGCCGTTGGGGAGGAAGAGGGATTTCATGCGGTGAAATGGTGAGGTAGTGAGCATGTAGCATACTAAGCATGTGCCGAAGTAATCCGTGTATTTTCGGGCGTAAAACCTCCGCCCTTACTAGCCCTTATTGAAAAATCCATCTCTACTTCTCCCCTATGCAAACACTGCTTTTAGATGAATCCTCGGCGCTTGGTCTCGTCAATGTGATAGTGGGGTTCATCGTTATGTTCCTTGTGACTCTGATCACACTTGCCGTAGTATTACTTGGGAAGTGGATGGTTAGGAGAGGTCCCGCAGCGCCTGGGTCTAATCGTAGACTCCTGCTACTGGTCCTGGCTATACTGGCCTTCATTTTCTTCATACTTAGTATGTCCACAAATCGGCCTCGGCTTCTTCACCCTGAGAGAGGAGCCAAGGGCAGGCATGGTTAATTTCCCAGTACAATTTCCACGCGGCGGTTTTTGGCTTTCCCTTCAGGGGTGGTGTTGGGGGCTACGGGCTCAGTAGCGCCGTGGGCATACACCTGCACGCGGCCGGTAGGGAAGGCGCTGGAGCTACGCTGCTCCAACCAGTGCTCCACGGCCAGGGCACGGTCTTCGGAGAGCTGCTGGTTACGCTGCGGGTCGCCAACATTGTCGGTGTGGCCATGCACGGCTACTTTCAGGCGGCCAGCCACCACCAAGTCGTTGAAAAGCTGCTGGAGCTGGCGCTCGGCGGCGGGCGTGAAGGAACTCTGGCCGGTGTTAAACTCGATGTTCCAAGCCCGCTTGCTCACGTTCTGGCGAATTTCATCATCGGCGGCAAACTGTTGGGTTTCGGCGGGGGCCAAGGTTTTGCCGCGGTATTTGTCTTGGAGCTTTTTCAGGGGCGTGAGGTCCAGCATCTGCGTTAGAGGCACGTAGCTGGGCAGCTCACGGGGGTAGAGGCGGCTCTGCACGTCACCGAAGGTTTTGTACACGGCAGCGTAGATATTGGTGCCGCCGTCGTTAAGGCCGAACAAAGCTAGGTTATCGGCGAAGTTGAAGGCCTTGCTACCGCCCAGTTCCACTACCTCGCCGTTGCGGTCGGCCTCACTTACGCCCTTGTAGTAGCGCAGCCAGTAGGCGCCAGGCTTGTCCTTGTCGCCGTACACCTCGGCCGAAATATCGGCGGCGCGCTGCAGGGCTTCGGGGTGGCTTTTTACCTGGTCGCCGGCTATGGCCAAGGCTGTTATCAGGCCTTCTACCTCTTTCTGGTGGGCATCATACCAGCGTTTGGTAGTCACCATGATGTTGGGCATCTGGTTACTGTAGTCCTTAGTAGACACGATGTTGACGAGGCCGCCCTTCTGGCGGGCAATGTTCACGTCGCCGGGCGTCCAGGTGGCTACGGCGTCGGCTACTACGTCTACTTGCACGCCAGTATTCTTGCCGTTTATCACTTTAGTGCGCTGCTCGGGCTTGCCGATGATGTACTTCTCGGCGGCCACCAGGAAGTCGGAGGAAGCTAGAAAATTCACGGCTTCAGGGTCATAGGTGGTTTCGTCGGGGTTGACTTTCAGGCCGTTGTCGGCGCACCATTTCAGGGCAATGTTCTGGTCGCCGTCGCGCAGGTAGCAGGCAATGGTTTTGCCCAGGGCTGCTTTCGGGTTGTCGAGCCACTCCTTGGGGCCCATCAACTTATCCTCGCCGAAGCTCTTACCCACCGAGTAAGGAATAATCTGGAGGCTGGTACCGGCTTTTTTCAGCTGCGTTTGCACCGCCGAGAAGGCGGGTAGCCCGTCGCCCATAATGCTCACCAGCAAACCGGGTGTGTCGGGGTTTTGCTGTAGGTCCAGGGCATTTTTCACCAAGTCGGCCTGCATTTTGGCTACGTCGTCCTGGCGCACAATCTGCAGGTCTAGGCCGTTGGCGGCCAGCGTAGAACCCTGCGTGGTGCGGGGCCCGCCGTTAGCCAGCATGCCCGCCATCTGCGAGTTCCAGGCCATCACTTCCCACACTACGGGCGTGCCTTTTTCAGCAGGCGTTCCGGACGGTAGCGGGGCCAGGGGCACAGCTACGTTGCACGCGAGCCACCGGTTGCCGTGGGCAACTCAATAGAATTCAGCAGCACCGATTCGGTAGCTGCTTTTTTGAAGATCATTCCACTTGACACCACTTTGTTGATGCCGAAGTAGAGCAGTGCCACAAATAGGGCGCCCAGTACAATTTTACCGCGAGTTGTCATGATATATAAAAAGCAGAGAGTTGAAAAGGAGAAGAGCTAGTGAAGCACAGCAGGCTCTGAGCATTAGTCCAGCAGGCTGCGATAGGCGTCGTTGGTGGCAGTGCGGGTTTGGGCCGTGGTTACGGCGGCAGGTTTCTCGTCGAGCAAAGCGTTGAACTCGCCTTTCTGGTATTTTTCGAGTAGGCGCTGGCCTTTCTCGCTCATCACTCCATTCTGGATGTCCATTTCCTTCACGAATTCCTGCGAGTAGCGCATGGCCTGCTTGATTTGGCCGAGTTGCTGGGCCATGTCCTGGGCCACGCGGTCGGTGGCGAGGTCAAAAAAGTACTTCTTGTCAGGGTCGCCGCGCAGGATGTTCATGGCGGCGCGCATGCCGCTGCTGGTACGTTTCACCAACTCGTACTCGTCTTTCAGCAGGTTTACTTTGAACTTGCTGTTGTCGATTTGCCGCAGGGCGGCTTTTAGAATCTGACGCATCACAAGGCTCACATTCTGGGTGGTAGTGAGCATGGGTTGTAGCCGCTGGTTGTATTCCTGGAGCTGGGCCGCGCGGGAGGCGTACTGCTCGGCGGCATCCGGTTCGCGCTGGCGGGTAGCGGAGTCGGCCAGTTGCAGGTATTCTCGCATCTGCAGGGTAGTGGCTTCCAGCTTGCGCTTCACTAGTGCGTGGGCGCCTTCCACGTGGCCTACCTCTTCTTCCATCTTGCGGGCTTCCTGCCCGGTAGAGCGGATGTAATCCTCCATGATGCCGATGGGGTTGGTGTTGACGAAGATGCCCGCGGCCGTGCGGAAGATGCGCTGCCCAGCGTACCACAAGCCCGCCTTGATGCGTGGGTTGGTTAGGAGCAGAAAGGCCCCGAACAGCACGCCTAGCCCAATTCCTAGCTTCACGGTGTCAAACACCATATCTACCAAGAATGGCACGATGGTACCCCAACTGTACACGCCGGCGGCGGCTAGGCCACCCAGAAATACCCAGCCGGCTACCTTTTCGGGCTGCTGCCACTTGGGCAACGTGCTTGGCAAGGCAGGTTGTAATTCGGAAGGAAATGATGTGTTCATGATGCAGCAGAAGTCAGGAGTGAGGAAAAATGTCGGTTCATAGGCACGGTGTTCCGCCGCTACTTCAGCAGAAAAGACTGGGTAGCGTGGCGGTGCGCCTGTAAGTCGGCGGCGGCAGTGGCGTGCGCCAACTCGTAGGAAGCCAGAGCCATAGCGGCTTTGTGCTGCTGCTCCTGCAGGTGCTGGCGGGTAGTCAGGAGCTGCTGCTGCTTTTCTTCCAGCTGGCGGGTGAGTTCCGTGAGGGCTACTTGCACCTCCTGTTCTTGCTGCTGCAAGCGCACAATGGGGCTGGGCGGCACATTTGGAATGCGGATTTCGCCCAGCTTCTCGCGGTGCCGTTCCAAAATTTGGTTACGGTCCGCAGTGAGCTTCAATTCAAACTGCTCGGCCGATTGCAGCAGGGTAGCCAGGTCCAGGCTTGTCACAGCCGCGAAGGCGTTGAAGGCCGTTTGGTAGAGAATTGGACCCGACAGACCGCTGGCTTGTAGCTCTTCACCAGTTTGGTGTAGGCCACGAAGTCCTTGCCGTCGCCAGTCAGCAGGCTCTGGATGTGGTCGAGGTGGCGCTGCTCAGGTTGAGTAGGCTGGGTAGCAGATACGGGCGGAGCTACCGTGCTAGCAAGAGTAGGCGCTAGCACCTGGCCAGGCAGTGGCCGAACAAGGGGCGCCCCTATTGACGGGCCAGTAGGCGAGGTTTCCTCAATGAAGAAATCTTTCGCCGCTTTGGTGATATGGTCGAAGAAAGGCATGTGGCAACTGGTGCTTGGTAGATGGCGGTGTATTGCCAATACCAGTGCCGCTGCGGAATCCTAGTCAATCTTATAGTTGTAAGTTGTTGATATATATAATATTAAAAATAAAAATCGATCAACCGCACCAATAAAGCTTGGGCGCAGCCCTATCGTTTTGGTAGGGTAGGTATATCAGAATAGCAGGGCTGCGATAAGCAGAATACGCATAGTCCGTATTCGATATCTTATCTTGCAGCTGCTTATGGCACTTTCCTCTTCCCCGTACTTTTTTGAAAACCCTGCTGGTCGTATCCGCATTGACCCGGCTGGGTTCGTGCGCGCCGACTGGAATAAGGAGGGGTGGGACATTGCTAGTTTGCAGGCTCTTTTTCAGCACATGCACTTGGCCATGCAGCGCACAGGGTGGGGCAAGATGCTGGTAAACCAGTCGGTGATGCGCGCGTTTTCGCCGGCGGAGCAGCAGTGGATTAGCCAAACGTGGCTGCCAAGTGCGGTGCAGCAGGCAGGCTACCGCTACGGAGCCGTAGTAGTGTCCAGCAATGTGTTTACGCGGTTGGCAACGGCCTACATCACCACTTCCGTGCAGGGCCTGCCACTGGTATATTCTTCCTTCTCTGACGAGGGTAGCGCCGTAACTTGGCTTCTAGGTCAGTAGTGTGCTCTCCAGGCCCTTGGGAGTAGTGGCGGGTAGGGGAAGCGTAATACAGAACTCGGTGAACTCGCCCTCTCTGCTTTGCACGCTCAGCGTCCCGCCGAGCCCTTTGGTGATGACATCGTAGCTCAAAGAGAGTCCCAAGCTTGATTCTCCAACGTGGCCGCCCACCGGAAAGCGCTGAAACAAGGAGGCGCAGGCCTCTTCCGAAAGGCCCAGGCCATTGTCGCGCACCCTAATTTCCACGCCCACGGCCGTACGTTTTGTAGTTAGGGCCACTTGGGGTACGTACTCTTCGTCTGCCTCGGCGCGGCGGTGCTGCACAGCCTGGAGGGCAGCGGTAAATATGCCGACCAACGCGCGCCCCAGGTTTTGGCGTACTAGTTCTACCCGGCCCACCGCGGGGTCTAGGCTTGGTAGGAGAGCCGCGTGGAAATGCCGATGCCGGGCGCGCAGATCGTGATACGTAAAACGTAAGTACTCTTCTGCCAGGCGGTTGAGGTCCGTATTCTGGCGGCTGCCGTCGCCCTGAGAGTATTCCAGCATGCCCCGCACAATGGACTCGGCCCGCTGGGTGTGTTGTAAAATCTTCGCTTGATTTTGGCCGAGGTTGCGTAGCATCTCGTCTACCACCTCATGGTCGTAGGGGGCGAGTTGGGCTTTGGCAAGCTCTGCACGCACCTCTTCACACAACTCCATACTGACTGCGGCAATTTTGCGGGCATGGCTCACCGGCTGTTGAATCTCCCGGGCCACACCGGCCATAAGTTCGCCCAGCGAGGCCATACGCTCCCGCAGCACTAGTTGGCCCTGCGTAATTTTAAGCTCCTGTAGGGTTCGCGCGAGGCTGTCGCGCTGAGCAGTCAGCTCTGTTGCCTGGGAGGTGACTTGGTTGTTGAGCGTTCGTAGGCGAGTATTGGCGCGTTGCTGCTGCCGGTTGCTGTGTCCTAGCAGAATAGATATCAGTAGCAACACCCCAATGCCGGCTATCAAGGTAGCGGTACGCACTTGTGCCACAAACTCCTGCTGCTCATTCTCTAGCTGGCGCAAGCGTTGCTGCTCGGCAAAGCCTATGGCATCAAGCTGCTTAATACGTTGCGGGTTGTAGAGGCTGTCTTGGGCCGTGCGCAGGATGCGCAGGTACTTTAGCGTGCTATCGGGCCGTTGTTGCGCCTCGTATGCTTCGGTAAGGAGGGCACTGGTACGCACTATCCCCGCCACAAAGGGCAAGGCCTGACCCATGCGGAGCGCTTTACGGGCATAAAATATACTAGAGTCCGTCTGGTGGCTGCTTTTATACAGTTCGGCCAGGTACTGGTAGGCCCGGCTGGCGCTGCGCAAGTCGTTTTCAGGGATGGCGCGCTGATAGCTTAGCCGGTAATGAGTGGCTGCTACTTCGGGCTTTTGCAAAGAAGCTTGCAATAGGCCTATTTCCCGTAGCACATAGGGCGCGGGGTTGCCCCAGCAACTCTGGTGCACGGAACGCGAATGAATAGTGAAGTGCCAGGCACGCTGTAAAAAATACGCGGCCGAATCGAATTGTCCTAAGCCCTGGTAGCTAGCTCCAATGTTAGTAAGCACGCTGATAATCTGAGAAGTATCACGTACGCCGCCTTCCTGGTAAAGCCGCTGGGCCCGGAAGTAGTAGCTCAGGGAGGGGCGGTAGTCCTCCAAAGCGTAATAGAGTAACCCGGTTTGGTTGAGCGTGCGGGCCGTGCCTTCTACGTCGTGGCTTTCCTCATTGAGGTGCAAGGCCTGCAAGTCTACCCGTAGTGCCTGGGGCAGGTTGCCCCGTTCCCCCAGCAGAATTCCAATGCGGGAAAGGCAGCGGCCTTCTCCTTTGCGGTATCCTATTTGGCGGGCGAGGCTAAGCCCCTTCCGCGCATAGTATCGAACGGAATCGAAGCGGGAGTACCGGTAGCTAGCACTGAGGTCGGCCAGCAGTAACACCCGCGTCGTATCGGAGGAGGCGCGGGCCAAGGCCTGCCGTAACTGCCGTGACTGTGGACTTTGGGCCCGTACCGGCCCATAGCACCCTAGAAACAGCCCAAATACCAACAATAGCCTACCCAACGCATGTCGAATCATGCGGAAAGTTACACAACCGTCTGACATGGAAAACGGTTGATGTCGACGCACAAGATGAATTTTACTGTTGAGCTTATCGGAGTAGTACTCCCCTTCCTCTGCTACTAACTAGGTAAAGGGGTATGTTTATAAGTCAAATAGCTGAATTATAGGAAAATAGGTAGGTATAATTCGAAATAGATAATTAGCACTTGGCGGCTCCAGCACAACTGCCTACTTATTGGTTTTGTCTAAGCCAAGTAGTTGCTTCGGTTTCATCATTGAAAATATGATATATCAAAGCGCCTTCCCGAGCATCGTGCATGATAAGATTCATGGACAGGCGCGCAAATACGTCTTCTGGTAGCAACAAGGCGGCTACCATTTCTTGCTGGTTCGCTTGGCTTACGGCTAGCCAATGACTGCTTAGCCATTGACGTTCCTCTTCCGTGAAAGGAGCTGATGCACGATGATCAGCCAACATTTTGTACCAGTTCCGTCGGCGCAACAAACGGCCCAGATGGAGCAAAAACGATTGAAAATCAGTCGCTGTCCGTTTGCCGGCATGGTAGCGAATTACTGCGTACCCATCTGGGTGCTCAAGTAAGCGACCAATGGTATTTTCAAAATATACCAGCAAACCAGAAGAGAGGGGCATAGTGAGGAGAGGAAGCCATCAGTAGCGGAAAAGCCACAGCGGCAACAAAGCTACTGATGGCTATGACCACTACAAGCTGAACCATTAGCCAAACTACGGTATTGATTCGACATACAAGCAGAAACAGGAGCGCCAAGCTCTGAAGGTACTTCAACTCAACCTTGCGCTTATAGTGTTAAAGCAAGCTGTAGGAGCCTTAAACCGGTATCTACTCCGCAGGTGTACTTCTACCTTGAGTCTATCGGCAAGCAAACGTGTCTGCCGACTACCTAGCTAACTAGTTGCTTAACTCACGCTGCCATACTAAGTTCTGGCTGAGCGCATGTCTCGGCCGGAATGGTTGGTAGTACTGGAGCGGGATTCGATACGAGTGGCACAGTACCAGGGGCAATAGGTACGGCAGCGCCAGTAAGTAACAACATGGCCAGCATAGCTAGCATGGGTTGCTGGGAGGGGAGGGACGCGAGGGGATTCATTACGGGGGCAGCAAATAACAAGTACGAAAGTACTGCCTATACTACATCGGTCACAAGGAATAAGGAGGCGGTATTGTGACTAGGATAATACACATATCTGACTAGATTAACCTATGCCAAGGGCCTATTCTGCATACTAAGGGTACTTTTGGCGTGCGAGAATATTCCCTGAATGTGACATGACTATTCGTCTTGATGCTGGGGTAGATCCTTAGCCTCCTCCACGGTATTCAGTTCATCTAGCTCGGCAAGCTCATGAAAGGTAGTAGCCGGGTCGAATGGCTGGTAAACGCCAATAAGTCTTCCAGGGTATGGTCGGGAGCAGGGGAGTTGTGCGGAGCCTGCGGATTGGGGAGGTGGTTCGTGTCCATGGTTTCTTATACGTACAAGTATAATGAAGTAGCTGTCCTTCTCTAGGGGGCATTCTAAAAGCACCTTAGCCTTCAAAAGGCGGAACGCTCATGCGGAAATAGTGGTGTATTTGCCTGTATTGCTTTAAAAAGAACACTTCCAGTTCCTATCTTGTTAATATGGCATGATTATTACGGGCCACTACTGCTCACAGACGAACGAGACCATGAAATCGACTTCCTTTTTATATTCAACGAATACTACCGGTGCTACTCCTCACTACCACGAATTGAAGGTGTGGCCCGACTGTTTTGCTGCTCTCCAAGCAGGAGTAAAGCCATTTGACGTACGAGAAAATGACCGGGATTTTCAGGTCGGTGATGCCCTACTGCTACGGGAGTACGAGCCTGAGCAAGAGCGCTACACTGGTGGTACCGTGGAACGCTGGGTTAGCTACCTTGTGCATGGCGGGGCTTTTGGCATTGAGCCGGGCTGGTGCGTACTTGGGTTAGCTGAGCATCCACCCTTACCTTCCGGCATTAGCGACACTCGTTTGTGGTAAGCAAATTTAGTGTACAAAGCAAGCCACCCAGAGCTTTCTCCAAGCCCTGAGGTGGCTTTTTAATTGGACTTCTCACCCGGCAGGCAATGAATAAATAGCAAGTGTCAGTAAAAACCTATCATCCTGCCTAAATCCAGTAGAGTGGGCTAGTGCGTTTATTGTTGTGTCAGACGTAGCGCACTGCCTTTTATGATACCTCTTTATACTACCGCTGGAGTACCCCTGGTATACGCCGATGATGATTGTCGGGCCCTGTTCAGCAGCACCGGTCAAATTGTAGCATGGTTTGAGCAAGAACTGCTATACGCACCAAATGGGCGCTACTTGGGATGGGCCGAGCACGGGTGGGTGTACGACCGAAATGGGCAGCCCGCCCTGTTTGCTGAAAATGCACAAGGTGGCCCCGCCCGTCCCAGCCTTAGTTTATCGGCCGGAAATGCTACCCCCCGGACCCGTTGGGCCCAGTTACCAGTCCGCTGGCCAAAACCTCAGCCTCGGCCCGCTCGCCGCCGTAAGGTAACAAGTTGGTCGCCAGTATCAGGATTGGCTTATTTTGCGCAGTAGCAGCTGGATCAATATCCAGCATAGGTGCACTGGCAGCTCTACCTAGAGGGTAGTGCGTAGTCTTTCTACCTAGCGGATAAGCAAATAAATAGGGGTGCCTGCAATCCTCCTTGCCGAGCAATATCGTAAGCAAGTAGTCTGAACTGTGTACATACACTTATGCACTCCTACTTGCACCACATGGCTGACACGCATCCCAGCCAGTTTAGCAACTCTGTGTCAACTAATGCTTCCAACTTTAATTTTAAAAACACAGCAGGCGGCGTCAAAACCGATACCCGCGGGTACGTACGCCTAACCTGCTACCAAAGTGACCCTCCCAGCGTGGCCCGCCGCGAGCTGCTAGATCAAGTAATAGCTGCTCTCCAGCTTACGGGTTGGACGAAGGTGCTTGTTGATCAGCGCCGGCAATTGCCTTATTCTGAGCAAGACGAGGCTTGGATTTTGTTGGATTGGCTGCCACGTGCGGTAACACAATCAGGATACCGCCACGTTGCTATTCTGCCTTCCAGCAAACACTTGGTTCGGCTCCACACTTATCATTTACAAACCGAGCTAGTGCCAGGTACCGGGTAGTGAGCCGTATTTTTGAGGAGGGAGAAAATGCCGCCAGTGCTTGGCTACTTACCTAGGACATTCCTAGAGTGATACTCTATAAGTAAGAGTCTGACTATAACGGCACAGTAGAAGGCAAAAGAACTTGTTTCTATTCAAAGTACCAGAAGTAGACAAGCCACAGTACAGATAGAATACCTATAATATACCAAATCCACTTGCCCGATTCCGGGGGCTCTGTGCCTGCTGATCTTTGCCGGCGCTTGAGAAAGGGCGTTTGCATAGTAATGGTGCATTCAGAGTCTGTATTCAGCGTATACGCACGCTAGAAAGCGACAGCCATTGTAGCATGAGCTACTGTAAATATAGGGTTGAATGCGTGCAAACTAGGCTAATATCTCAGTGTCATCGGCTGCTACCAACCAAAACGCCATAGCACTACGCTCATAGTGAGCGTAACTAAAGCTACCAGTATCCAGCCAATGGCGCTGGACGTCAAAAGGGGCGGGTGGCGTGGATTGCGAGGCATAGCTACCGGTTGAATGAGATACTAGTATAAACGAATAAATCCAATCATGTAGTTTGCGTGGAGAACAATAATTTCTAATTCTAACCTAGCCTCCCAATATAATGGTGTATTGCCTTGTTAGCACTCAGGATTTATTTACTTGTGGCTGGTAGAGGTAGATATTGTTCGGCCGCAGCCTCTATTAGCAGGCTGGCCGGTATTGAGGTACCCCGTGCTAATACTAGATCCATGCACCCTTGTTGTAATCGGGCATCTTGCGCGGGGGTTAGGCGGCGCTGAGATTCACAACGGGTAGCAAGGAGTTGTGCCAACAGTACTGCGGCGGTTGAAAGTTGCTGCTCGTGTAAGGCAGCACGAAAACAGATTTCGGTGTCACTCATGCGAAAAGAAGTATACTAGCCTCTTGCGCAACAAACATACCAGAGGCAGTAAGGAACAGCTTATGGAATAATATATAGTACCGTACAGCCATTGTACCAAGAAAACTCTCCCCGGCGGAGTACGAGTTTTATATCAGTGCGCAGGAGGATAAAGAAATGGCTGTGGTGAATAACACTAAGCATAACCGCTACTATTCATCCTTTTCAGGCGATGCGCTAGGCCGTTGCTTGCTGCAATTCCAAGGCCAGAGTGCGTACTAACTCGGCTGCTGGCAGTGCGCGTGCCCGGCTGTTGCCGGTACCTGCCCACTGCACCGCAAAGCCAGTTTCACCCGCCTGCTGAGCTGCAGTTATCAGCGCTTTGCCAGCTAGATAAGCGCGCGAATAAGCTGCTACCGGCGGGCGCCAAGGCACATCTATATCTTGCATAAAGCGGTTTACGAGTCCGCGTGCGGGCCTTCCCGAGATGACGTCCGTTAAAGCCGTAGGTAGTGGAGGCTGCTGCAACAGGGCTGCCCGGTAGCTAGCAGAGGCTGCTGATTCGGGGCAGGCAACGAAGGCCGTGCCGAGTTGCCCGGCCACTGCTCCGGCGCGCAGGGCTGCCGCCAAATCGGCCCCGTCCATTATACCCCCAGCAGCAATTACTGGTAGACGACACTCTTGTACCAACTGACGCGTTAAGTCCAGCGTAGTAATCCCCGGTTCCACCGACTGGTCGAAGGTACCGCGGTGCCCGCCCGCCTCTATGCCCTGCGCAACCAGCACATCTACTCCCGCCGCTTCCGCCACGTGCGCTTCTGTGGGGGAGGTAACGCACGCCAAGAGCAAAGCACCCGTTTGCCGCAAGGCAGTAAGCTGTGTTGCTGTGGGTAGACCAAAGTGAAAGCTGATTACGCGAGGCTTCGCCTGTACTATCACAGCCAGTAGGGCATCGTTGGTTATAAAGCTGGGGTAGATTTCCGTCAAACTCCCCGGCGCATCACTCTGTAGGGCCGCAAAGAAAGGCTGTAAGTGCGTAAGCCAGCGGGCGTCATGTGCTGCGTCTTCTGGGGCAGGGGCATGGCAGAACAAATTGACATTTATCGGCTTAGTAGTGACAGCCTGCAATTCGGCTAGGTGCTGAGCCACCACTTGAGCTGAGGAAATAGCCCCGGTGGCAAAGGAACCCAGTGCGCCCGCCTCTGATACGGCTGCGGCTAGGGCCAGCGTTGACACCCCTGCCATCGGTGCTTGAATAATGGGGTGTAAAAGGCCTAGGTGTTCACAGAAAACGTTCATCAGCGGGAAAATACAGAATGGGAATCATTACCCAATGGGCAGAGGAGGGGGCTAGTACTTATATAGGTCCGTAAGGACTACAGCCACTCTTGCTTTGTAAAGACTATATCCCATCACCAGGCAACAGGTGTAGATTGTCACCTGCTGCCAAAGCTCTAATCATTCGGAGGAATTCTTTGCTGTAATCCGAGTTAGTGAGTACCTATCCAATGGCTACCAATCAGCAGAATGGCCCGCTGCACAGTTCACTTGCTTCACTACGAGAAGCATGGTACCGGTCCTATGTGCTTGAGGTACGAGAGGGCGCAAGGGGATGCATTTATCTTATTACCTCACCAAAGGACGTATAACTAGTTGGTGCATCCACGGTTCCTCTTAAGGAAAAGCGCCTCCATACTGAAGGCCCTTCTCTTTTCGGGTAGTCACATAGCTTAGTGGGGCGTATCCGAGGTGCCGTATCTCTATCCGAGTACGAAACGGTATACAATCATTGTAGATCGCACGACTACGGGCTACTCCGCTTATGCCGCCGACCACAACGTCTTTACAACGGATACCACATTGGCCGAAATAAAATCTAACGCTATTGAGGCGTTTAACCTGTATTTCGTGTCATGTCCGAAGCGAAGGTTCTGATTTGCGGCCCCATTGTCGGTAACTCGGCGGAATCTGGGGATACTTGGCCCTTTACAACGTTGGAAGATGTGCTCTCCCAGTTGGAATGGCAGAAGCCATATGACTCTATACAGGTAACGATTAACTCTCCTAGTGGCCGTCTTGATAAAGCCTTCGGCATCTATGATAAGCTCCACAGCTTGGGGCCTGATATCACAGTTACCACCCCTGCACAGGTAGCTCAGCTACCCTGCGCGGTGCAACGCTAGTACTGCAAGAACCTGCGGGGCCAGCCGCGCACGGTGGGCGGCCGTAGCTGCGGCTGGCAACATTGCGGCATCTGTACAAACAAGCTACAAGCCTCAGGCTCCCATCGTACAGGCTACGGATAGCGCGAACGTGCAGGTAGCCAGTACCAAGAAAGCGCTAGCCGTAGCGGGTGAAGACAACCAAATACCCATCACCACCATGGAAGAAAACTGGATGCACCCCCTGCTGCCCTAGGCCGCTGGACTGGCAGGCCTAGGGCAGCTCTATTCGCTACTGCCCTTACCTTTCGCTGGGCTGACTGATTGCTGTTGGTGTTGCGTCGTCGTGATCCTGTATGAAAGCCATAAGTGGAGACGGATCCGGTAGCTCTACGTAGCGAAATGCCCCAATCGAAGAGCGTAGTATAGTGAAAGCCAAATGTCACAAGTTCAGGTGTTTCTTCCTTGAGTTGCGCTGAGGAAGCAAATAGCTTGCTTTTATTCATCCATCTTCCTTATCTGTTACCGTCTATGAAAAAGGTACTCAAGCTTCTATCGTTTACGCTGGTCGTACTCTGTGGTGCAGCGACGACACCCGTTACAGCCAACAACACGGCACCCATTGCTTCGCAACAGGTCGACTGTTATGGTACCTATGAAGAAGGCCTTGCGGAAGGGCGAGTTATCCGCACGCAGCTTATTAACGAATATGGCGAGAATACCCCAGCATTTACCGATGCGTTAGCTATAGAGCGAGCTCGTGCCAGTGAACAGTGGCAAACGGTTAGCCGGGAATGCAGGCCCTATTGGCGTGGTATCCTGGATGGCTTATAAGCCGCTCGGATGCATTAACCCAATAGCATAATGAAGAAAGCCCCGGCCTACACCGGGGCTTTCTTCTTAGAGCAGGGGCGTATAGAGCCCGGCAGATAGTTCGAAAATAAGACCTTGGAATAATAAATGGGTGCACCACGAAAAAACCCTTGTAAATCAAGGATTTACAAGGGTTTTTACTGATCAAGAGCCTCCTGTCGAAATCTGTCGTTTACTCGTCTATTCCGGCATCCTTCTTCCGTGCGCTCTAAAGCTACTTTTCAGGCCACCGCTAGCGCGTACTAGGAGTAGGGAAACGTAGCAAGTCGCGCTAAAAAAGGCACAGAAAGCGGGCACAGAGCGCAGGCACAGATTACGCATCCTGGTCCTGGCGCAACCGGTCAAAGGCTGCCAGGGTCGAGGTATGCCGATCCTTAAGGCGGGTCTTCAAATACCCGCGCGTCGTGTTCAGGTTGGCGTGGCCAACGGAGTCCTGAATAAACACCACGTCGGCCCCGCCTTCGAACTGCAGCGTAATGAAGGTGTAGCGGGCCGAGTGGCAGCTGACGACTTGCCAGAGTTCTACTTCGCGGCTGATGCGCTCGGCCCCGCGCCCCCGCACGTGGGTCACCTTGCGCTTGAGGCCGGCGGCCCGGCACAGGATCTTGATGGTGGCCACCATGTGCTTGTTGCTGGGCACGGGAAGTTTGCCCTTGTAGCGCTGCCAGATTTCGTAGGCTATCGGGTCGAGGGCGACGCGCACCTTGGTTTTATCGCGCTTGATTTTCTGCTGATCGTACGCCAGCACGGGTACCTGGCGCTTACTGCCGTCCTCGGCCTTGAAGGTTTCCAGGGTCAGGTCGGAGGGCTTGAGCCGGACCAGGTCGGAGTAGCGCGGGCCCGTGAGGCAGTTGAAGACGAACACGTCGCGCACGTGGCGGCGGGGGGTGTAGTTGGTACTGCCTTCCTTGATTTCCAGCGGCTCGTGGCGGTAGAGCTGCATGACTTCTTCGAAGGTGAGCGGGTCGCGCTCAATCTCTTCGCTGAACGAATCCTCGATCCAGTCGGCGGGCAGACGCTCAAACTTGAGCAGCTTGCGCAGCTGCTTGAGATAGGAAGAGATGGTGTTGTTGTAAAGCCCCCGCTCGCGCTTGGTGCCGTTCTTCCCGTTCAGGCGGGCTTCCTCGACCAGCCACGTGCAAAAGTCTTCTAGGGGGCGGCACCGGCCGTGGGCATCGGGCTGGAATTCCTGGGGTACGGCGGGCTGGGTGGGACGCCACTCGGCCAAGCGGCTAATCAGCCCCTGGGGATTACTGAGCGTTTTGGCGGCCAGCCGCGCCCGGTAGGCCGATTTCCAGTCGGCGTAGACGTCGGCCAGCGTGCGAACGGTGGCCGGGACGGCGACGGGCTTGGGGGTGACGGGTTTGCGTTTGGTCGGCTTCACTAGCTGAAGCTGAGCTAGCAAGTCTTCGGCCGTGAGGATCGTGCCGTCGAGTTCGGCCTGCTCAATCAGGCGGCCGGCGTTGCGCTCCAGATCGGCCAGCTTGTTGTTGGCTTTGGCGTAGCCGGTCTCGGCGGATTTGATGCGTTGCTTGTCCTCGTTCCAGTTCTTGGGGTGGCAGCTTTGCCCGGAAGACGTGCGCAGGCGGGACTCGGTGTCGCCGGCGGCCGTGCCACGGCCCCAGCGGACATCCAGGTAGATCGGGCGGTTACCATCGGTGCGCTGATAGGTATGCAGGTAGAAACGGATGGTCATAGGGGAGGCTATCGAGATGGATAACCAAGGTAGTAAAATGCTAATAGAGGTAGTTTGCGCAAGCGCGTGGCCTCCGTGTACTACCCGTGTCGGGTAGAAAGAAGCGCTCTTGAATGCCGTGCTACCTCGTATGCCCACCTACGGCTTGAGCGGAATAAGCGTACCTTGTAGAAAGGCATCATGGGGGTGCCGTTCCATGGCGCTTGGAAAAGACAGCAGCAAGCGGCCTGCCACGTGGGCATTTACCCTTTTCGTTTCTCTTTCGCTCTCCTATGGATACGGACCTACAACTTAGCTTAGCCAACAATGCCAAAGAATGGCTGGCCCTTTCACTCTCCATTTCTTCGGCTGAGAAGCTAGCCTTCAGCAAGGTGCACGATGGGTTCTTCACCACGTACGGTGCTACGTTTATGGCGCACGTGTACCGCCTGACGTTCGAGCAAGCCCTGCAGAGCATGCCCGAGCAGGAACGCCAGCGGCTGCTCATTACTTTTCAGCAGGAAATGGACAAGGCCATTGATGACCATTATCTCGCAAGAGCGAAACAGCCCCATACGACCTGATCGTAGTCGGGTTAGGTCGCGTCGCACCCCATGGCCTTCGGCCTTACCGGCATTAAAGGCTATGCTCAATAAATGTGGGGGAAGAGCCTGAGCTAAAAGGCATGTCACAAAAGGGGGGCAATGTGCCTTGGCAAGGACACGGTAGGGCGCTACTTTCGGCTATACTCCATCTAGCCGTATCCTTATGAAAGCGTCCATCATGTTGCCCCTGTTAGGTCTCGCCTTGGTGAGCAATGCCCTGACTACCAGTACTGCTACAGCAGCGCCAACAACGGTCATCGTAGCCGAAGACCTGCGTGCATTACGCACCCGCGCGTACGAGGAAGGCATTGCTTTTCAGCAAACGCACACCGCCGATGTAGTCGCCGCGGAGCGGGCCGATGTCCTCACGATTCTGGCCGATCCAAGCCTGAGCCAAGAGGATCGAATCTACTGGCAGTACTACTACAACGGACTGGGAGGGTAATCTCTGGTCAACTTCCCTGAAGCATGTACTAAAAAGCCCCTCCGCGTTAGAGGGGCTTTTTTGATGGGTGCTGCGCGTGAGCGTAATGCATGGGGGGTACTTGCGGATAAAACGCAGCCATTCAGGTAGTGCACTTATTTGTCACTACCTTACGTTACCCTCTATATGTCTACTTCTGTGAAACGTTCCCGTCCCCCTAAGCCATCGAAGTCGCTGTGCCGGTCCTATCCCATGCCGAACAACTCATCGCTTTGCAAAAGCGGGAGGAAGGCAAAACGGTGATGTACAAGCAAGATGCCTGGGGACATATTGAAACGCGCTTTGTGCGCACCCACAATGTCAAAGCCTGGGAAGAAAAAGGCTTTCACGTGCGCTAAGCTCGGAAAGCCTGCTGACCTGGAAATACACAGCCCCGACCTCAAGTAGGTCGGGGCTGTTTGTTTATACAATGGCGAAACTCAATACAACTCAACGGCAAATTGCCCAACCTGCGGCTGCTTTACGTAGTCTGGAATATTCCACTTCGGATTAGGGTACGTTGAGTCCACTGGCTCCGCCTTCACGTCTTGCCGAGGGTCATATGTAATTAAGTTGGTCCGGTAGAAGCCGGCTTCCCAGTTAGCCATGATTCTGCGCACCAGCAGGTACACATCGGTTTCCCACGTAAGCTCTTGCTCATCGTCAAACTCCGTGTAGAAACTGGGCTGGGCATGCCAGAAGATCATGGCGGCCGTGGCCTTATCGCAGATCGGGCTGTTGATTATCCACGTGAGGACTTCCGTGCCATCGTCCCAGTTGTAGAGGCCCGCGATGATATGCAGCTCAACCGGATTAGTGAGGGAATCAAAGAACGCCTTATCGGGCTCGCGCTCCTCAAAGCTAAACTCAAAGAATTTTTCAGCTAGGAGGTGCACTCGCTCTTCTGGTACAGTATAATCCATTTTCGGAGTGTAGGTAAGTAGTCAAAAGTTATCATCCGTTCTACCGCAGCAACCGCCGCTTCTGCTCCTCGAACTCCTGAGTCGTCAGGACGCCCTGCTCGCGTAGCTGTTGTAGCTTGAGTAATTCATCGGCTACGGACATGGGAGGGCTCGGCTGTTGCACGATAACGGTCGGCTTAGCTGGCCGTAGTAGTCGCCAGATAGCGGATAGGATTAGGGCCAGCAGCAGAAGCAGAATGATGAGCAACTCGGTACCACCAATATCGCCTAGAAAGAGGAGTAGAGTTAAGAGCATAGAAAGAGCTATACTATTTCAGATTGCCGAAATGTACTGCTATAAGCACATAAATCCGTAGCAGCACGGATAGGATATACGTGGGACTAGTACGAGATTGAAACTGTTCGCCCTTATCCTTCACCTAATACTATCGGTATGCCTTCCTCGCCCATTTCCAACGTTCAGGACTTTAGTAGGCTAACGCAAGTAACCGACTCCTTGTACGTGCAATGCTTTGTTGCGCAGCATGTTCATGCGGACTACATCCCGTTGTTGCAGAACCAGGTGGCTGCTATCTGTAAGTCGAGTGGCATGCCGGCCTTGCATAGTGAAATCGTTGCCTATCCAACCGTGTTTTCGATCCAGCAGATTCGCTACACGGTGTATCCGCAGGGCGTACTGGCGCAGCTTGGGTTGGGGGTCGTGTCTGGTTCGAGTAGCAGTAGAAGCACGAACGAGTCTGCTGCCAGTCTGCTGCCTGACCAAGTGGTAGGAGACCCCACAGCGGCGCCGGATGCACAATAACCGCTCATTCCTTCCCTTTGCTATAAGTAAAACAGCCCTGGCCTACTTGAGGTCGGGGCTGTTTGTATTTTATATTCTCCTGACAGAGTGACCAGAGTTATTGAATTTGATTATTCTGTTCACTCTCTTTGCGTTCAAGCTCTGCCAAATATTCGTCTTCCTCTAGTTTCCTTATTCTCTTTTTGGCTTCATTAATTTCGTCATAGAATAACGCATACATACGCTTAATTATCATTAAAAGTGTTGTAATAAATAATCCTAGAAGATAATAATTTATTGCATTGGCAGTAGGGGATACCCAGTCCCACCTTTTAATTTGGGTAGTAAAGGAAAACATAATGCAGAACAATGCTAATACTATTGCAAATGAAATATTAGCTAAAGTTTCTTCCAAGACATCAAGTTTTATCTTACGATCTGAGGTTGATCTTATTATGTCAAATAGAACAACAATTACATTGAGCAGAAGGCCCACAAAAATAGAGAAAGCGGAAATTATTGTGTTTACTAAGTCACTATCAAGGTAGACCTTGAATGACATTAGGATTGCTGAGAAAGCTACAGGAAGCACAACAAAAGATACCCAATCAGAGACAGCGGGTCTGTTGGTATTCGCATTAACTATTGACCGCCGGTGTGCAGCAATTATTCCTGTTACATCAATTTTGAAGTCCATGTCAAGTGTACATTTTAGAGGGCCCTTTGTAGTTGGATTCAAACTGTATTTTGGCTAATCTGTTTAGCATAAATTTCTGCAATTCCTTCAGATTAGCTTCTCCAGCTACATTGCAAGTTACTTCACTTTCAGGAATATACAAGTCAGGGCTTATACTAAATTCTTTAGCACTAGAACCCAGGGCTTTGCGTCCATCAGACTCAAATTGAACGAGAGTGTCATGGTCGCCATCAATACCATACTCCCTCAAGTCTTCTATCTCGAAGAGTTCTGGCTCTTTGCCTTCTATAAAGCGAGTGAGTCTGTCTGTAAAGCCATCCAACTTCTTAAGGCCGCTTATAACTATCTCTATATTTAATTTTCCGCCCGGAACGTCATTTAATTTAGTGACACGCTCTGCTCGGTCAGAAGAAAGACGCCTTCTTCTTAAGACAACCCTGTCTACAACAGCATTGTCTTTAAACTGTTCAACCAGCTCTGCATCAATGTAATTGCTATACACGATTTTGTAATCAGGATTCTGATCTTGCACAAACTTTGCAAAATGATTTTTTACGATGTCAGCCATCGATGATTCACCATATCCTTGGATCATCAAGACTCCAAAGTCAGCATCGGAAGGAAACCATAGCAAAGAGTGATAAGCATGAGCACTCACGTGCTCATTTGTCGCAACGAATGCTTCAGGATCATTTGCATTATCGTGCCTTTTAAACTTAGTTACAAAACCAGTAGAGCCACCTTCAAATTCAGCGAACACAGTACGACTGCCTGAATGAAATACGAATCTAGAAGGGGAGTCATCTAAATTAATAGCCTTATTTGTTTTTAGCTGAACATGAAATTTACCGCCAAAACTTTGGGCGTACTTCTTAAAAAAATCAATAAATGGTCTATTGATTAATTTGCCGTTGAAATTAATTGTAAAGAAATCATCAAACGCAATGAACTCACTGCGGTTCATGCGTTTAATGCGAAAAAGAAAAGTGCTGAGTTTAAGCTTGCGCGTCATAATCTGAAGCGAATTGTTTAGAGTAAAAATGATTGACGACACCAGATCTATGAGTGAGGTTTTGGCTCCTAGCGTTTTCAATAGATCATTGTAAACGCTTCATATACTGCCCTTCATGCGTTGCGTAAGCCTTGACTTCTAGTAGCGATAAAGAACATGATATGAAAAGAACTAGGTGGCTAAACCGGTAAATTCTAGTACGGATTAGCAAGGCAATATCTACACTTACATTTGATCTTCCTACAGTCCTACAACTGATACCAAGCAAAACAGCCCCGACCATCGGCTGATCGGGGCTTCGTGTTTCTAGCGGCCTGCTGAAGATGCCTTTCTATGGTACAGCTACGACAGAATCCGGCAAAGCAGGAAACGCCGCTGAATGTAGCCGGTGCCGCCTCGACCATTGGACAGAGGCGTTTGGGGTAATGTTACCAAGCACCAGCCATCGGACTGAATAGACTGCACGTCTACTGTATCGCCCAACTGGAGCACTTCTACAGTGGAGGAGTGCATTTCATCAGCAGCTACAGAACGCAACGTGGCATCCTGAACCAGGACAGCGGCGGGGTGTCGGAGTTGCCTACTAGGTACGGCGCGGGTAGTGGAGTATACAAAGCCCAATAGAGCTGTACTGAGTAATAGCACCCAGCCGAGCAGGGGTAGCCAATTGATGCGTGGCTGGCCGTCTTGATAACGCAGAGGATTGAAACGAAAAGGCATGTAGATTTAAGTGATTTACTCCGCTTCCCCCTCCAGCGGCAACTCCCAGCGCTTCCGCCCCGTCGCTTTTAGGGTGGCGTAGGGTGTTATTTCGATATACTGGTATATGGAAACTATAACCCTACCTCTCGACGAGCCACTGCGTAGTCTACTACTACGGATATTTGAACAGCAGGCTCAGCAATATATGGCTACTCTAAAGCCAGATCCTCAGTTTGCCATAGAGGAAGTTGCTCAACTTCTTGCACTGGATCCGGGTACGGTGAGATCATACTTCAAACTACCCGTAACGCATCGACGCCATATGAACTCAGTCAGCTGCTCTGATACAGGACGTGGCCGGCGGGTCAGATTGAGCGATATAAGGGCTTGGCAGGAGCGCAATAATTACGATGCGCTTGAACAGGCTAGAGTAAATGAACTCTCTAAGGGAATAGAGAGAATAGGTACGAGACGTAGGGCATGTGTCAACAGCAGTTCCTGATTATTTCTTAGTTGGCAAACTAGATTTTATCTCTTCTACGTCAGCTCGCAAACGTGCTACTTCCGCTGCGTAATCAATTGAGGTATTTGATAAATTGTGAGTGATAGTAGAAACTGCTACCCAGATCTCTCGAATGTGTTCGTATTTAATTTTCAGTGTTGCATATGACCGGTTATCTGGAATCATATGTAAGATATCTTCAATAGGCGACGCGTTCACAGCCCGCCTAATGATTATTCCATCTTGTGTTACAACAATATGAGTAGTGTTGCTTTGAATATTATTCTGCCATTCTTCTAAGTACTTACCTATAATATAGGTGCCAGCAGAAAGTGAAGGTGCCATCGAATCATCAGCTATTTGAAAGCATCGGAACAGGCCATTTTGATAGATAGGGTCAGGTATGTTAATGGACGGAAGAGAGTTAATGAACTCTTTGTCTTCTCTTCCCACAGTTATATAATGGGTCACAAGGTCATTACCTACAAGCTTAATTTCATTCCTTTCTTCTTTTGTAAGGTAGGCATATGCCAAGTCATGGTGCTGAATATGTAATAATGACTCAATTACAGCATTATCGAGGCTATTAGTACTAGATAATACATCAGCCAACATTTTTTTGATATGTACATATTGAGCTTTTGCCTCCTCTTTATTACTAGCATGTCTTAAGTGAGTAAGTGCTTCACTTATACGCATCCAATTGTCTGCATTAGGGCCATAGAATACTTCATTGAATGTTCCACCCTCAGGCGCTCCAGCATTTACCTCTTCCTGGTGTAGCATTTCTCCATCGCCATTTATTAACCACTCTGGACGCACTTCTGTGAAGGCAAGTAGGAGCTTCTGGATTGCCTTAAAAGATGGGGCACTTTGTCGAGCACCGACTATTTCATTAACGCTCTGATTGCTAATGCCTACAGATCTTGCAAAAGCAGACTTGTTTCCTGCTGAGAAGGTATCAATCAACTCTTGCACTCTTTGATTTATAGTAGTCTGCTGTGGCATTACGCAACTGTTTGAAATAAATATTCCCACAGTTGTTGTTATTTGACGCAACTGTGTATACATTTATGCCATCATCATCATAAATGGCGAGCGCAATATACGGTTATGTGGGAAACAGCCTTGGATACGCGTAGTGAGCGGATGCACATCAGAGCATTAATGCCTATTGGATATCTCGCTGTTCTAGCTGAACGCACCGGTCTCAAAACAGTCACAAATCTGTCTCAGGTTGTACGCCGTGAGCAGACTACTAATAAGCACTGGTCAGCAGTCGAGGCACTAGCCAAAGAAACTAACCCAGAAGGTTTCGCCGTCTGGCAGGCGGCACAATTACATCCTGTTCCTTCCTAAACTTTTTCGTTACGCTCATGAAGAGAAACACTTCGTGCCGTCTGCTGCTACCAGACGGCGCACAAATCGCTATTGCCTTTCCTGAAGCTCGCTCTCACCTACAGCGCCGCTGTCCTGAAACCGGGTTTCTACTGGAAAAGCAGCTCATTATCGGGTATGCGACTACTCCAGATGGCCTGATGGTATACGTTCCGGGGGAAGTTAGTATCCACCTACGCGCAGCAACGGAATACGCATCCGTCTTCGTGCAGGAACAATGGTTTGGATCAGCGCCAGCCACGCTGGAGGAAATCCGAGTGGAAGACTATGCTGTGGGCGACCTACTCTACTACCCATGTGCTGATCAGGTAACGCTTCGTTTTCTCCGCACAGCTTAAAAAAAAGCACCCTGGCCGTGCTACCGCCCAAGGTGCTAAAACTTCATTACGCTCTATAAAGATAGGGCAAAAACTTCATACGCATGTTCACTATCCCTGCCCCTGATTCTCCAATAAATCCTGCTGAACGCCCGGTTGCGGCGGCTGTGCTCCGATCAGCCTTACTGCCCTTGCACCCAGTTGAAAATTTCAATGCCGTGCATATGACACTCAGTGCAGAATATCCTTCTCTCCAAGAGGAATTGCACGAAGCCCTCACATTAGAGCAGCAGGCTCGTCTAGAAGCTGTGTTGGAAGATAACTGCCGAGTCATACCACTATACTCTTATTCTCCACAAGCATGCTAGAAATACCCTTAGCTGGAGGTGGCACGCTGAAGGTGTCGAGCCCCGATTTAGAAAAAGAAGTACTGCTCACCCACGCCGCCGAGCTGGCCCGCACCGAAGGCTTCGAGAAGGCAATGAGCGTCGTGTACCGAGTGGGAGGGGAGCCCGACCCCACGCGTCCCTGGAATGGCCTACTCACCGAGCGGCTGGACGCCAGCGAGAAAACGGTGCGCACGCTCATTACTGAGGGCAAGATTGGCTACTCCTTAGTAGGAGAGAAGAAAGGCTACCGCGTCACTGAACGCTAGGTACGCATCTTCCTCGGTGAACTGTCAGACGCCGCTTAATGAACGGTAGAGAAAAGAGTGCAACGAAAGCAACTAGTGTTAATTTTTAAAGAACCAACCATGATTACTACCCCATCTTCGAACGAATTTCAGCATACGATTAAAGAGCTTCGCAAAGCGGATGTTAGCGCCGTGATGTCACAGGATGCCAAGCTAAATCTGCAGTCTAAACAGAATGCTTATAAGGCTTTAATTGCTTTGTATAATGCTGTTTTTCAAGCTACTGAACACGGTGTTTGTGAGGTAACGTTACGTGATCGGACTGGCAAAACTGTTACAGTGCCCATGGACCGTATGGAAGGAACCACGATTGCTCAGGAAATCAGCCAGCAACTCTGGAGTGAAGTTGGAAGAATGCAAGAGGCGGTTCTGGATGGACTGGAGCAGTTTGCTGAGTACCAAATCAGATACGACTCTAGCGAACCAGCTGAGCAACTATGGGCGCTTGTGACCAATGAGTACATGGCAGTTGAACCAGTTCAGCCACTGCGCCAAGTGGCACAAGAGCGGTGTCCTTTTCTGCCTGAAGCCTCTACTATTCCCAAGCTGGTAGCTGGCTCCAAATAGAATTCTACCGAGTGGTCGGCTATAACAGTGTTCCGGCAATCTAGGCCAAGCGGATTCGGATCTACAGGGAACCGAACCCTCATCTGCTTACCCTCATGAATTACCTCACGCTCATCAACCAGTTCTGGCAATTGCGTCGGGAGGTGCCTTTTTCCAGCGTTGAAGCTGACTTGTATTTCTACCTGCTAGAAATCTCGAACGGCCTCCAATGGAAGAATCCCTTTCAGCAATCCAACGCGCTTATCGGTGCGACCCTCGGGGTTTCGGAGAAAACCCTAATTGCTGCTCGCAACCGACTCAAGCAACACGCACTGATTGATTTCACTCCTGGGGTGAAACGAACACCCTCTACGTACCGCCTCTTATTGCTCCGGTCTACCTCCAAGAATACCCTGGAAAAATTACAGGGTATTCGGGAGGAATGTGACAGTGCAAGTGGCAGTGAATCCGACAGTGAAAGTGACAGTGTTTCGAGCAAGAATGCTTCAGACATCATTAAACGTAAACCAAACCAAACGAAAAAAAAGACTACCGTCTCGGCACCTACCTCGCCGGTTTTGGTGAATTGTCTGATGCGAGATTCCCCAGTAGCCAGCTTCGCCGCCTTCCTACTGGCTTGGCAAGCTCTAGATGATGCTCGCTTCGCTGGCGCCGATCTGGAGTATTATCACGCTTCGCTCTTGGATTGGAGTGATAGCAAGGGCGAGAAGAAGAAAGACTGGGTAGCCACCATTCGCGGCTCCATGCGGCGCGACCAGCGAGAAGGTCGGTTGGTTACTCCCGGCACTCCTCAGCCCCGAAACGGGCCAGGCAGTAAAGGCTCCGCGGGCACCGTGCCACCCAAAAACATTCACGACACGATTCACCGCCAAAGCGGTGTGCGCCTATGATCAACCTGGAAAATCCGAATCTTGACATCGTGGAGCTCGAGCGCGCCGTGCTCGGCATCCTGCTCAGCAACGACCACGGCTTGCGCGACGGCATCGGCCTGCTGGGCCGCGCTGGCGACGCCATCTTCACCCAGCATCCCCACCGCGCCATCTTCCGGGCCGTGCAGGCCCTCTACGCCGAAGGGCTGCACGTGGACCATCTCAGCGTCAACCACCGCCTGGTGGCCTCGGGCCAGATGCAGGCCGTCCGCGGCAAGGTCAGCGTCACCGACCTCTACGCCGCCGCGCCCCGCGGGCAGAACATCACCACCTACTGCCACTTTCTGCTACGCCTGCACGCCAAACGCCTGACGGTAGAAATCGGCCAGCGCCTGAGCTACGAAGCGGCCAAGCCCGATGCCGACGTGCATGAGCTGCTAGCGAAGGCCCAAGCCTCGCTAGGGGCCGTGCACAACGGGCTGGAGCTAAAACGCCCCAAGGCCGTGGCCGAGCTCTACGATGAAGTAGTCGATACCATCGTCTTCGCCACCCAGCAGCCGGAAGGGCTAACCGGGGTTACCAGTGGCCTGCGCACGGTAGACAAGATAACCGGCGGCTGGCAGCCCGGCGACCTGGTCATCATTGCCGCGCGGCCTGGCATGGGCAAAACTACCTGGGCGCTCTACATGGCCCGCGAAGCCGCTTTCGCCGGCAAGCCCGGGGTATTCTTCTCCCTGGAGATGGAGGATAAGCAGCTCGTGCGCAAGATGATTACCACCGAACTGGGCGTGTACACCACCTCCCAGCTGCAGCGCGGCGTCAACCTCACGACCGACGAAGCCGAGTCCATCCGGGAGCGGGCGGGCCGCTTACGAAAGGCCCCGCTGTTCATTGACGAAACGCCGGCCCTCTCCATTGGGGAGCTGCGCGCCAAAGCCGCCCGCCTCAAAGCCGAGCACGACATTCAGTTCATCGTCATCGACTACCTGCAGTTGATGACGGGCACGCCAGGGCAAACCCGCACGGTGGAAATCGGCTCCATCACCCGCGCCCTGAAGCAAACGGCCAAGGAACTGGGCGTGCCCATCCTCGCCCTGGCCCAGCTCAGCCGCGCCACCGAGCAACGGGGCGGCGACAAGAAGCCCCAACTCAGTGACCTACGCGAATCCGGCGACATCGAGCAGGACGCCGATATCGTCGTGTTTCCCTACCGCCCCGATTATTACGGCATCAAGGAAGACGATATGGGCAACCCCACGACGGACCTGTCCTACATCATCTTCGGCAAGCACCGCAACGGCCCGTTGGATGAGGTCGTGATTGGCAGCACCCTGCCCAACGGCCGCTACTTCGATATCGACACGGTAGTGCCGGTAGTGACACCTGCGGGCTCACTCAGCAGTGAGGTGCGCCCCGTGCTGCGCACGGCCACCCCGAGTGAGTTCATGCCCGACGAGACAGACCCCGGCTTCTGATGGAACAGCACCTCGCTTTACTTCCCGTCCCCGCCGCCCTGCGTGCGCTGGCCGGCAAGCAACTCCGCAAGCCCACGGCGGCTATGCGCACCCTGCCGCAGTGGCTGATTCACCTGGGTCGCTTGCATCGCACCATGCAAGAGATCATGCTGGAGCGTGTCAAGCCGGTACACGCCCTTACGCAGGCTCCAAACGAGCAGAACTGTGAGTGGCAGCGCCGCCTGGCCGAATTCGACCAGTCTCGCAAAGCCTTGGGTGAAGCCTACAACGCGTATCTGCAAGCGGCTCCCCACGTAGCAGACCTGCTGGCCACGTGGCGGCAGGAGCGAGGCATCGGGCCCGAGGAGCGCTTTACCTATGAGCAGGATGATGACGCGCTGGTGCTCTACCTGCAGCCCGCGCTGGCGCAGGTGCAAGCCAAGACCACCGAACGCATGCAACAGGCCCTGGACCATTGGATAGCAGCAACGCACCGCTACTTCCGTCTGCTAGACCCACCGCCGCTCCGTTCGGCTGCTTAAGCGACTGGTTACGGCTTCGGGGCCTTGACGAAGAGGAAAGTAGGGGCACTCTCACTCGCAGTCAGCCGCTCTTTCAACTCATAGCCTTCCTGCTGGAGCTTTTTGAATGTGGCGTAGTAGAGTTCAGTGGCATCCAGAGCAGATTTTTCCAACCCCATGCGAATAGAAAAGTCTGTGACTTCGCTTTTGCCCTCACCGCGGGTAATTACCACTTTGCGCGCACCAAAATCAATCCGCACTACGGCCATTTCCGGCTCACCTTGTGCCCACACCGGCGAGCTGCCTAGCACCAGCAGGCAGCCCATCATAAAGAATAGTTTTTTCATAGGCCCTCAAGATAGGGGGCTGGTTGCATAGTCACGATGTATGCCCCTTATCCAAGATGTGCCCCTGCTTACCCCATGTCTTGCTAGCTACTGCTGCGGGCTTACCAGCCAATCGCCTGTACTACTCACAAACACCCTCCACAGGATGTAAGAAGGAAACCACTGGGCGTCACTTTTACCTATGTATTTACCATTCTCGCACCACATACAAGCGACTGCTCCGTCTTCTGCAACTGAAATAACAGTCATGATAGGTCCCCCGGATTTGAGGCGCACAGTATCTCCCTCCTTGATTGCCATTACAATGTATTGAGTAAAAAATGTTTTCAAACCTACTAATCGGTGGGATATAATCCTACTTGATAGATATAGTCCACTTGTTGCCAGATACTACTGCCTTCTCCCTATGCGTACTGCTCCCATCTTCTATCCCGTCCTGGCCCAGGCATCCCCGCAATGGCAACAGCCGGCCGAGCAGCTACGGCAAGTGCTGGCCCAACTGGCTCCCCAAGAACGCCGGCGTATTCTCGACTTCATCGCCGCCCCGCCGGAGCCACCCAAGCCCAAGCCCTACCCAATCGGGGACTGCATGCGTGCCGCCGGCATGGTAGCTGATCTACTGCATGCCCACCCGAGTTGGCCCCAGGCCCGGGCCCGAGCAACGGTAGCCCGAGTCCTTGGCGTAAGCACCGTACAACTCCGACGCATGCTCCGGCACGTCAATCAGTAAACTGCGCGACGCTTTTTGCAGTTGCGCGACGCTTTTGGGCCTGCGCGTTTTGTCCCTACACAGGATGGTTGAAGCTTGCATAGTGCCCTAAAATAGGGCCTTCTAGGGCAATGGCTAAAACCAAAACTTCTTTTCAACCTGGAGAAGGTGGCCGAAAAAAAGGCGCCAAAAACAAGTTTACCACCGCCCTCGTGGAGCGGATTGAGGACGTGTTGAGCAAGCTCGACGAAACGCTGCTGGAGGATATCGAAAAGCTCTCGCCCGCCAAGCGGGTGGAAGCCTTTTTGCAGTTACAGGAGTACGTGCGGCCCAAGCTCAGCCGCAAGGAGCACACCGGTAAAGACGGTGGCCCGATTGACATCCAGACCATCCGGCTCACGGAAGTAAAGCGGGAGGGCCAACCATGAGCAGCGGCACGCTTGACATCCGGCATACCAGCGTTTTCACGCGTAACCTGGACGCGGCCCAGACCCCGGGCGTGCGCATCGTCGTGAACCAAGGCGGCACCCGTAGCAGCAAGACGGTAAGCTTGGTGCAACTGGCCATCTACCTGTGCCTGATGGAAGCAGGGGTATTGTTTAGCGTGGTGCGCGAAACCCTGCCCGCCCTTAAGGCGACAGTACTACGTGATCTAGAAGAGCAATTGGAGCGCCTAGGGCTATGGAAGCAGGTGCATCACAACAAGACGGACCACTTGTATACTTTCTCCAATGGCAGTCAGATTGAGTACTTCAGCATTGATGATGCCCAGAAGGTGCGTGGCCGCAAGCGGCATTACCTGCTAGCCAATGAAGCCAACGAGCTACGGTTAGAGGATTGGCGCCAGCTCATCTTCCGCACGGAGCGCACCTTGTTTCTAGACTTCAACCCAAGCGAGGAGTTCCACTGGATATATGAGGAAGTGATTCCGCGCGCGGATTGTGTGTTCATCCAAAGTACCTACCGCGACAACCCTTTTCTACCCGCTAGCATTGAGGAAGAGATACGCTTGCTGGAGGCCGCCGACCCCAACTACTGGCGCATCTATGGCCTGGGGGAGCGAGGCGTAGCGGGTACCACCATCTTCACCCACTGGCAGCAGTGCGCCCTCGTACCCAGCCAGGCCCAGCACCGCCGCTATGGGCTGGATTTCGGCTATAACCACCCCACCTCTCTGGTTGAAGTCAGTGAGACGCCCGAAGCCCGCTACTGGCAGCAGAAGCTCTACCAGTCCAAGCTCACCACGCCCGACCTGATTGAGCACCTGAAGCTGCTGATTCCCAACAAGCGGGATACCATCTATGCCGACCACGCGCGGCCCGAAATCATCGAGGACATCCGGCGGGCGGGCTTCACCATCACCGAAGCCGATAAGGCCGTCAAGGCGGGCATTGATGACGTGAAGAGCAAGCCCCTGTTCGTCACGGCTGACAGCGTGGACCTGATCAAAGAGCTACGCGCCTACAAGTGGAAAACCCTGCGCTCGGGCGTCATCCTCGACGAGCCCGTGAAGGTGAACGATGATGCCATTGACGCGGGGCGCTACGGGACTTACTCCTATACGCTGCAGCACAAGACGAATACCCCTATCACAGTCTCTCAAACCTTCGGCACCACGCGCCGCCGCTAAGCCTATGCTTGTTATCTCCCTCACGACACACCTCGCTGCCCTGCCCACGGAGTGGGGCAGCGTTACCCTGGCTCAGGCCGCCCAGCTGGCTACCCTGGGTGATGAGGCAACCATGCAGGCCTGCCTGGCCGTGTTGCTGGACTGCTCCCCCGAAGAGTTGCTACAACTGGCGCCCAAGCACTTGCGCCGCGCGCTAAGCGCCCTTCTCTTCCTAAGTGAGCCAGTACCCGACCTCACCAGCTTCGAGCGCCCCACCAGCATTCTGCTCGGTGATGTGGAAGTGCCTATCCTCAGCACCTTGGAGGAGTTGACCTTCGGCCAGGCCGCCGATATCGGGGCTCTCATCCAGGAGCATGCCAACAACGTGGCGCAGCTGCGGATACCGGTGCTGGCTACCATTCTGCAACCGGCCTACGATGGCAGCGGCTACGATTCGGATAAGGCCCTAGAGCTAGAGCAGCTCTGCGGCACGGTAAAGCTGCGGCACGCACTGCCCCTCACGGATTTTTTTTTGCCGAGTTCGACCGCATCCGTCGCGGCCACGCCGCCAACCTGAAGAAGATACCACCCAGCAAAGCGGAGCGGGCCGCCAACATCGGGCAATTCTCGCAGGACTGGGATACGCTAGCGGTAGTCGATGCCCTAGCCGGTGGCGACAAGACGAAGTGGAACTACTTCTACCAGCTCACGTGGCCCGAGGTGAACAACATGATCGAGATGGAGAATCACAAAGCTACTACCGTTACCAGGTGCACCAGCAGCAGGAGCGGCTACAGAAACGGTGAGGCTACTGGAGCAGCTTTCTCAGGAACTTCCTCAGGAGTACAAGCACGAGTACAGGCATCCATATCGGCCAGAGAAGAGCTAGCCAAAAAGCCGCATATCGAATTGGCATATCCTGTCCTGCTACTCCCAGAAGAGCGAACAGCAGCAGAGTAGATACCAAAAGGATCTTGAAAGGACGCATGCCCAAATATAGCTACCCTATGCAGTACCCCATCCCAACCCTACGCGCTTGCGCTGAAGCGGCCATTCCCGGCTGCTACTTCGCTCATGGTGAAAAGGAGGAAGAGAACATCAACCTCGATAAGCTGCCTTTCGATGCTTCCGTAGTGCTGGTGGAGCCGAAGATGTTGGTAACGCCTAACCGCAACACGTATGGCGCCCGCACTACTGTCACCTTCCAAGCCACGATATCAGTGTTGGCCTTTGCCACTATCAACGATGACCCAGAGCGCCGCCTAGCCCGCATGGATATGCTGTTGCAGCAAGCCCTGGCCTTGCTGGCCGCTCTGGAAAAGGACGACAGCTTACAGAAGGTGACGGCCCGCAACATCGTGAGCAAGTACAATGAGTTCGACGCCAACCTGGATGCGGTAGTCATGCAGTTGGATATCACGCCTGCCCAGCGGGCTAAACTGTGCTAGTCATGAACCTAGCCCAACTGCTCAATTCCGAAATCAACCGCACCCAGGACGAGCTAGGCGACTCGATTACGCAGTCCGGCCAGCGGGCCACGGGCCGCACCATTGCCAGTCTGCGCAATGAGTCGGCCCCCGAGCTGGCCCGGCTCTATGGCCCTGCCCACATCGGCGCCCTGGAAGAAGGTGCAGGCCCAGCTAAGAACCCCAAGGCCAAGCCCAGCCGGGCCATGGTTGCCGATATCGAGGCCTGGCTACAGGCCCGCGGCTCCGATGCGTCGCCGTGGGCCGTGGCCATGAGCATCGTGCGCCGTGGTACGCGCCTCTACCGCAACCAGGACCCGCGCTTCAGCAAGCCTACCGGTACCCTTCGCTCTGTGATCGAGGCCAGCCGCAGCCGCTTACGCGAATCCCTCAATGCGGAGGTGCGCCGCTCCCTTCGCTCCGAGCTATTCCCTGACCTCACGTCAACCTCTGCCTACTGATGGCCTTAACACTTGGCATCCAACATACCTGCCTGACGCCTGGCCCTGGAGCTGAACTACGGGTAACCGTGCGTGCGAGTGACCTTGCGGCCGTGCGCCCCCGCGTGTTCGCTACGGTTTCCAAGAACGGCCAAGAGGTCTATAGCGGCACGGTGGCCAAGGCAGCGAATACGTTCCGCTTTACCCCGGTGGCCGATGGCACCTATTCCATCACAGCCACAGACCAAGATGGGGAAACCGAAACGCGCGACTATACCATCAAATGCGGCACAGTCGCTGGCGGTGGCACTGATGCCAGCGCCGATGCGTGCGACCTGGCGATATCGGATGTAGTCGTTTATTCGCCGACTACTCCAGGCGGTACTGGTTCCGTGGCCTTCACCCTCAGCACTACCGCTGCCTCGATACTGGCGTCGGTGTCGCTGGTGAGCAATCCTTCCAACCCCGTCGGCGGGTTGGCTGGCCCGCAGGCCCCGGGCCGCCATACGATCTACAATCTGCCGGTTGGTGAACTGCAAATCCTGACGGGTGATAGCCGCGGCTGTAGCCTGCCGCTCTACCAGTTCACCGTTAAGGAGGCCCCTGCACCACCACCCGAACCCGTGGTACCGCCGGTACCGCTCTGGTTCGCCGTGGGTGGCCTACAGCCCCGCCCGGCCTTGCTGCCTACTCCAGTCAGCAAGCTGCTAACCAGTGCCAACCAACCCCGCGTAGGCCTGCATGTGCAAGTAGAACTACGGCGGCCGGAGGAAGAGCGGCCCTTCGCCCGTTTGCGCAAGGCCGCGCGCCGCCTAGATGAAGTGGTAGACCTCTCGGAGGCGCTGCATCAGGAGCTGGTACCCGAGGTGCACTACCCGCAGCGCGTGGTAGCCCATGATGAGGATGCTACGCTACCCTTCCGCGTGCGGTACCGAGAGGTAGATGCTGAGGGAGAGGGAGAATGGAAAGAGCAGGACGTAACACACTACGCCGTGCTATCGGCCGTGCCTGCCTTGCTGCCCGTTTCCACCTACCTGGCGGACGCGCCGACGCCGGCTAGCCCGCTCAGCGCCTTCCGCAGCGGCCAAGCCGTGCACTGGGCAGGCCTGCCCCTCGACGTGGCCGTGTGGCTGCCAGAGCGCGCTGCTGATGCCGTCTGGTTTGCCGAGTTCCTGTACCGCAACGGTGCCAATCAGGAAGTCGAAATCCGCACCCTGGAGCTACCCGCCTCACTGCCCCCAGGGGTAACCCGCATTCCGCTACCGGATAGCCCACCCACTACGGCTACGACTGTCACTGTTACGCTTCGCAACCCGCCGCGCGAAACGGCTGGCAATGAGCCGCTGCCGGATAAGCTGCCTGTCCATGACTTCTTAATTCCTGACGTAAACGATAACGATTTCCGCTAATGGCTACCACAATAGCACAACTACAGGCCGCGCTGGATACGCTCAGCCGGGATATTGCCAGCACCTTAAAACCTGGTGCGAACGTACCCGGACCAACGCTAGCAGCCCTGCTGGTACGGCAAAACGCACTGGTCAAGGACTTGTCCACCATGCAGGCCGCGGGCGCTAGTAAACTCTACTATGGTTCGTCGGTACCGTCTCCTCAGCTGGGCACCGATAACGACCTCTACCGCCATACGGGTACCTGGGACGAATACCAGAAGGTGAACGGGGCGTGGGTGGTTCGGCTCAACTTGCGCGGGGCCAGTGGTACCACGCCGCAGAAGAATGTAGACTACTTCGATGGCAATGACGGTCTGGATGGTAACACCATTGTTGACCAGAAATACGCTCCTCAAACCGCCGACAACGCCGGCTACAAAGAAGGAGACCAGTGGTTTTACACCATTAGCCTGAGCAGCTATGAGCGCTACGCTCACCTGAACGGCGTTTGGCGACTGGTTTTTCGGAAAGCTGAGACATCGACGCCGCCTGTTTCAGCCGATACGCAGGCTCCTAACCTGACCTTCACTGTGCCTGCCTCGGGGGCTGTAGTCCCTGTGGGCAGCCAGCTCACGCTGACGGTTACGGCCTCAGACAACGTAGGCGTTACGGGGTTGCGGTTTCTGAATGGCGCTACGGGTGCGCTGCTGGGCCAGGGCAGTAAGAACGGCAATACCTACACCTTCCCCTACACGGCCAGCACCGCGGGGCCGCTCTCCCTCGTTGCCGAAGCGGTTGATGCCGTGGGTAACTCGCAGACGGCTACCGTCAACATTACGGTACAGGCCCCGGTGCAGAACATGCTTCCGGTGGCGAATGCCGGTGGTGATACCTCGGTGCAGCTGCCCACCAATCAGGCTGTACTGCAAGGCTCCGGTACCGACACCGATGGTAGCATTGCATCCTACGCGTGGCGGCAAGTGACCGGCCCCAACACGGCTACCGGCCTGCCCTCTACGGTGCAAAACCCCGTGGCCGGCAACCTGATTGCCGGTACCTATCAGTTTGGCCTCATCACCAAGGACAATACAGGGGCTTCCTCGACCGAAGACTTTGTACTGGTAACGGTGGCTCCTGTGCCCAAAGCGCCTATCACGCCGCCTGCCCCGCGCAACCTGAGCATTTCTTCGGGTGGTATCCCGTCCTGGGATACCGTCGATGAATACCAGAGCTCGACGGCTTACGAAATCGAATTTGTTCCTAGCGCATAACGATGGCCTACCAATCTATTCCAGCCCAGAACCCCATTGCCAACAAGTTTCAGGCGCTACAGCTCACGCAGCCCGGGGTGTTCAACGTCCGCATCAAGGCGCTAGACGGCAACAACCCAGGCCTTACGGCCAGCATCCAGTACACGCCCTTTGTAGTGGGGGTAGGTGGTACGCGCTACATCAGCGCCAACTCGGGCAATGATGCCAATGATGGGCTTACGCCCCAGTCCGCCTGGAAAACGGCCGCCAAAGCCGCGGCCAACCAAGCCCCGGGCCGCAGCTTCCTCTTTGAGCGGGGCGGCACCTACACGGATAACATGGAAATTACGTCGGTGAATGCCCCAGGCGACGTAGCGCGCATTGATGCCTATGGCAGTGGTACCGCGCCTCTGTTCACCGGGAAAGTCGTAGTCTATAACAGCGGCTTCTGTCGGGTGCAGAACATTCGTATCGATAGCAACGGCGTAAACAAGGATTGCTTAATAGCCTACTGTGACACGAACGCGGGCATTACCTACAAAAACGTCATCTTCGATAATGTCGAGGTGACCAATGGCAACGCCTTTGCCATTGCCATTGGGAACGGTAACAAGGATTCGTTTGAGGACTGCGTGATCAACCTGTGCACGGTGCATGATACCAAGGAAGGCATCATCACCTACCGCGCTGCTGGGGCCAACCGTCACAAGAACATTCAGATTACTAACTGTCGGGCCTACCGCGTTACGGGTACCGGCTTGCCAGAGAAAAACAGTGGCTCGGGCATCATCATGGGTGGCACCTCCTACGGCTATATCACCAACTGCGAGGCGTATGAGTGCGGAGCCAACAACGGGGCGCAGCACGAAGGGCCGCTCGGCATCTGGCTCTATGATGCCGACCACTGCCTGATTGAGCACTGCGAGAGTCACCACAACATTCGCAAGTACCTTGATGGCGGGGGCTTCGATATTGATGGTGGTTGCTCGTACTGCACCATTCAGTACTGCTACAGCCACGATAATCAGGGCATGGGCTACATGATGGTGAAGTACCCGGGCTCTGAGCTGATGCAGAATAACTTGATTCGCTACTGCATCTCAGAAAACGATGATCTGAAAGGTGGGCAGGGCGCAATCAAGTTGTTTGGAGACATTGGGGAGAACAATGCCATTCTGCACAATACCATCATACTGAAGGCGGTGCCAGGGGCTACGCCTTCCTGCGTTGATACGACTACGCTGGTGAATAAAGTGCAGATTGAGAATAACATCTTCTACGGCGTAGAGGGTACCATGCTCGTCAATGACGTGACGGCCAACGGCGTGTATAAAAACAACGCCTACTACCGCAATGGGCTGCCCTTAGCCATCAAGTTCGGCAGCACCACCTACAACACGCTGGCTGAATTTAGAGGTACGGGCAATGAGGCCAACAGCCTGGGCAGCGAAGCCAACCCGCAGTTCTTTAGCGGTGGCAATGCTCGTCTGCGGTACGCCTTGCGCAATGCCTCTCCCTTGCGCGTAACGGCCACTGTGAACGGGCAAGATGGTTCGGTGGACTACCTGGGCAACCTGTTACCCAACACCGGCCGCAGCGTGGGGGCTATTCAATACTTCGCTACCGCGTCTACCTCGGTGTAATTCCGACTTCACGCAAACACCCCGACCAAAGGGCCGGGGTGTTTGCGTATCGCTATAACAGGCGGCTTGGGCATATGCCTTCTTTGCCTGGGGGCAGAGCGCACGACATCTTGACTGGTAGAATTGTAATGTGCCTATTTATGACCATTCATTGAATAGTACTATAAAATTGTGCTATAGATTTTAAAATAAGTGTTTACCGCTTCCAATTACGTGTCTTGTACTGAGTTATACGGTCATATAATGTCTGACCTTTGAGGATGACAGAAACAGAGCAACGTCGCAAATTTGTGCGATTTGGATTATCAATAACAAGAGGCACAACGCTTGCTCCTTGTATTTTCGAAAGAACACTGTTGGCGAAGTTTAGCTGCGGAAGGCTGAGCATCGACCAAGTGATTACACGACTTGATGCCAACCAGCAAGTGAAAAGGAATCGCCTGTAAAGGTCAAAGAATTTGGTTGAGTAGAGGGCAAACCTTCACCACATCGACTAGGCTCCAGGCCTTTCCTGCCTCACTCTCTATACAATACCCCGCCCCACTGGTCGGGATATTTTTGTGTCCCTCTATATTGCGCGACGCTTTTTGCAGGTTCGCGACGCTTTTGGAAGTAGTCAGTTGCTAGCCTACGACGCTAGTAAGACCTTCAAGGCATGGAAGTGTACACCCAGCCTTTTTTACTTGAATTACAGTCGTATTGCCCCGGCCAGGGCGTGTATCTGCGCTGGCTCTCATCCCTGGGCAACTGGGAAGGTTGGCTCTTCGAGGGGAATATTGACTTCACCACCGAGCCCGAAGCAGGGAGCGTATTCCGGGAAAGTGGCAGCCCAGCCAAAGTACTGCGGCGCCAGGTGCGCAAAAGCAACTGTTGCGCGCGGGGGACTTATTGCCCGGCCAATGGGACGGCCTGAGCACCCTGCTCACGAGTCCGCAGGTGTACATTCAGGATGCGGCCGGCCAGCTCACGCCCGTAACGGTGACAGCTGGCCCGGCTACCCGCAGCTCAGCCGACACCCGCACCGAGTTTGATGTCGAGGTGCAGCTAGCTCTCCTCAACCCCTTAACGCGCATCTGATGGCAGCTTCTTTGGTAGTAGCCGAGGGGAAACGCTTGCCGCTGGCCGCAGATAGCCGCGTAGCATTGACGGTGCAGGCCAATGATCTGCTGAAGGCTGACTCGGTACAATCCGACTACACCAACACCCTCACGCTTGCAGATACGCCGGAGGTGCGCGCCGCCCTAGATCAGGCCCAGCAGGGCATGAGCCTATCCGAAGTGCCCTATCAGCAGCTACCCTGCACGTTGGAAACTGGCGCTACCGAGGTGCTACCCAACGGCGTGGCCATTGTAGAGCAGCACGAAACCGGCAAGGGCTTTGAAGCCCAAGTATTGGGAGGGAATAAGAATTTCTATGCTGCCATTGAGGGTAAGAAGCTGCGAGAGCTCACCTTCCCCGCGGCTATGGAGCATGATTGGCTACTGCCCTATGCCGCATCTGGGGCTACGCATGAGCACTACCGCCAGGGTTACGTGTACGACCTCTACGACCTGGGGAAGGGCGTGCTAGACGTAGTGAACCTGCATACCGATGGCATCCTGCCGAGCGTGTACGCCCGGGCCGTATGGGAGCAGATCATTACCGAGGCGGGGTTTAAGTGGTCGGGTAACTTGCCTGTCCTGTTTGACCGGCTGCTGTTGCCCACGCCCACGGCGCCTGGCTACAGTAAAGAATTTCGGGCCGCGCGCAAACTGGTAGCGGGCATTGATCATGCCGGCGGCAAGAATACCGACAGTGGCCGTGCCTACGAAGGCCGGCCCGAGGTGCAACGTGTGGTGCCCTTCGACTATACGGGCGGCAACTACGGCTACGTAGCGCCGACCCAGGCAGGCGTATGGAATCCGACCGCCCATAGCTGGAAAGCGTTGGAGCCCTGCTACGTGCAAGTGAATGGTAGCGTCACGCTGGAGCTAAGCAGCCCGTATGGCAGCGCCAAAGCCCAGTTGTTTACCTACGTCAACGGCAAAGAGATTGGGGGCGGGCCCGCCGTCGAGAGTAAGAAGGGGGCGGATAGTACGTACGTAACGGCCACCACCAACGCAGCGAAACTACTCCTCAGAGCTGGGGATGAGGTCACGCTTAAAATCAAGCTGAACCGGGCCAAAGAGGTATTTACGGTACGAATAAGTGGGGCTATACCATGTTTGATGGCAACATCCACAGCATTAATGGTACGACCCTGCCCCTCGATAGCTTCTCGGTAGATGTATTAGCCGACTTCCCGCCCGGTGGGCGCGTGCGGCTACAGGATTTACTGCCTGATATGAGCCAACGCGACTTCGTAAAGGGCTTTGTTGGGCTGTTTGGGCTGACCCAGCAAACCGACCCCTACACGCGCCGGCTCACGTTCACGCCCACGGCGGCGGCACTGGCCGCCAATCTGGGTAGTGCGCCCGACTGGAGCCCGAAAGTGGACACCCAGCGCCCCGCACCGCGCCTGTTTCACTTGCCCGACCAGGCCCAACAGAACTGGTTTCGCTGGAAAGAGGACAGCACGAACCCCGATTCCGCGAAGGAGCTAGGTGATGGTATGCTGCCCTGTGCAGATGCTACCCTCGAAGCCAAGCGGGATACCGTTGTATTGCCCTGGGCAGCGACTACGCAAGGGGCGCAAGGTCTGCTGTTGCTGCCCGTGTACAAGGTGCGAGTGGGTACCGTCATGGAAGCAGCGGAGTATGACCAGCAGCGCCCGGCCCCGCGGCTCGTGGTGCAGACAACCCAGACTCGGGCCGTGACGCTCACCGATGGCAGCAACACGGTACCTATTGCCCCGCGCATCAGCACGTTCGCCGGCTTGGACTTCCAGCGGGAACTACTACCAACCTACTACACGCACCTGGCTGCGGTCTATGCCCGGCCACTGCTCTACAAACCATCCGTGCGCCTGAGCGCCCTGGAAGTAACTGGCTTCGATCAGCTCCAGCCGGTCTGGCTGGAAAAGGAGGGTGCCTTTTTTTACGCAAATAAGCTGAATAGCTGGGAGGAAGATCAGCCTTCTACCGCTACCGAGCTTTTACGCCTGACCTACTAAGCCATGGCTGACGAAACCGAAAAGGTCTTATTTGAAATCCGCCTAGGCTCTGAGCAGCTAAAGGCGGAGATGGAGAAGGTGCGCACCCAGCAGCGCGGCCTGACTACCGATATTGCCAAAACGCGGGAAATGCAGAAGCTGCTTACGGCAGACTTCAAGAATGGCTCCGTTTCCGAGAAAGAGTACGGCATTGAGGCCCAGCGCCTGAGCGAGAAACTACGGGCGCAGGTTAAAGATCAAGCGGCTGCTTCGAAGCAGTTGGAAAATCTAGGCAAGGTCAGCGGCGAAGCCGAGGGCTCCATCAACCAACTACGTGCCGAGCTGGCCTTGACCACGGCTAGCTATAATGCGCTCAGCATAGAGGAGCGCGAAAACTCGGAGGCGGGCAAAGCCTTGCAGCTCCGGACGCGGGCCATCAGTGACGAACTGAAAGAACTAGAGTCAGCGGTAGGCGACAACCGCCGCAACGTGGGCAACTACTCAGGCAGCTTACAGCAGTTGGTAAAAGAGATGGTCAAGCTCCAAGCTCAGGAGAAAAGCTTGGGGGAGGGTACAAAAGAACTTGCTGAGAACCAACGTCGGCAAGCGGGCTTCCTGACGGCCGCCCAGCGGGCTGCGGCCCAGGCTGGCCAAACCTATGAGGAGGCCACTAAAACCATTGAGAACTACGCGAAGAGCATTCAGCCAGCCGTAGAGAACTTGGTGCAGTTGGAGCAAGAGCAGGCCAAGCTAGTGGAAACCGGAGAGGAGGCCAGCGAAACCTACCGGAAAATCGGCTTTCAGATTGCAGCAGCCAATAAGACGTTGGAGGAAGGTAAGCCAGCTACGGAATCCTTCACCAGTGCTCTACTCGATGCCGCTGGTGAAACGGAAACGTTCGGGGGTGCCGTGCAAAAGGCTAGTGGCTTGCAGGAAAAATGGATCCAAATTCAGAACCTCAGCCGCCTGGCCATGGGCGCCAGCACGGGCGCTGCGAAGATTCTGAAGGTAGCCCTCATTGCCACTGGCCTGGGGGCGTTCCTGGTGGTGGTCGGTTCGCTCATCACCTACCTCACCCAGACGGCTGAGGGTGGGCGCATTCTGGAGCAAGTGTTTGCCCAGATCGGAGCTACTGTTGATGTACTTACGGATCGGTTCGGCACCTTCGGCAAGGCGGCCATGCAGTTCCTCAATGGTGACTTTGCCCAGGCCGCTGAAACGGCCAAAGCCAGTTTTCGGGGCGTAGGCGACGAAATTCAGCGGGAAACGAAGCTTTCACTTGAGTTAGCCAAAGCTCGGCAGGCCTTGGATATTGCGCAAGCCAAGAATATTGCCACTAATAAGCGGCTGCTGAATGATGTGGAGCGCCTGAAAAACCTGCGGGATGATGAGAATAACAGCCTAGCAGTGCGTACGAAGGCCAATGAGGATGCTTATAAGGTCGAAATCAAGCGCCAAAACACGCTGGCTGACCTGGCTAAACGCAACCTCAACATCATTAATCAGGAAATAGAGCGCCGTGGGGGCGAATCTAAGGCCACCGTTGACCAGTTGCGGGCCCGGGGGGAGGCTGAAAACGAGTATTTTGACATCCTCGAAGACAGTGCCGGCAAGCAAAATGAGCTGATTACGAACCGTTTTTCCCTGCAAAAGGAGGCCGAAGAGCGCTTGCGTAAGATTCGACAGGACTTTCTGAACCTAGAAATAGCCCAGATAGATGCTCGGCTAGCGAAAGTTGTAGTAGGCAGTGAGCAGGAGCTACAGCTAGAGAAGGATAAGCTAGCGAAGCAGCGCGCCCTGGCTCTAACAGAGGCTGACTTGACGGCCAGCCAGAAAAAAGCCATTGAGGTGAAGTACCGTAGTGATATCGAGGCCTTAGATCGGGAGCACCTGCAGCGCCTACGCCAGCAAGCCGCCGAGGCCCAGCAGATCGCAATTGCCACGCAGCTGGCCCGTGCGCGGGAAGGCAGTCAGGAAGAGTTCATCCTGAAGGCCCAGGCTATTCAGGCGGAACTGAACGCCCGACTAGCGGCCATCGACACCCGCCAGAGCAGGGAGGCCCAAGCTGCTCAGCAGGATAGAGCCCGCGCCGAGACAACCAAGAGCCAGGCAGAGCTAGAATTACAGCAGTCGCTGACTAGCTTGGAAACCTACCTGAGCCAGCAGCGCACCCTCACCAATCAGCAGTATGCCGATGGTAAGGTGACCAAAGCCCAACACGAAGCGGCCTTGGCCGCCATCGAGCGGGCCGGCCAACAGGCGCGCATCGTTACGCTTCAGGACTACGGCAAGAGTACTACAGCCGAAGAGGAAGCCCAGAGCCAGCAGAACATTGCCACTGCTGAGCGAACGGTAGAGCGCAAGAAAGCGCTTGCTGAGCAGGAAATGCAGACTCGTGCGGCTGTAGTAGATGCGGCTCAGCAGGGTACTGACACAGTTATTCAGTTGTTCGGCGAAGAATCAGCCGCCGGTAAAGCGGCATTAGCTGTCAAGAAAATACTAGCTGTCACCGAAATCGGGCTGAACCTACAAAAGGAATTGTCTGCTATTGCCGCCGCGGCCGCCGCTAACCCGGCCAACTTTGTAACGGCTGGGGTAGCGGGTATCTCGCAATCAGCTATTCTTTCGGGTATTGCTATTGCAAAGGCTGCCTTCGCTACCGCCCAGGTATTGGCCTTTGCTGATGGCGGCCTGGTGCTGGGTCCTGGTGGACCCAAGGAAGATTTGATACCAGCCATGCTCAGCAACGGCGAAGCGGTGATGACAGCCCAGGCTGTGAAAATGTTCGGGCCGCTGCTCAGCACCCTGAACCAGATGGGCGGCGGGAAATCCTTCGGTTATAAGGACCCGATGCCGGCGGCTACCATGGCTCGCTATGCCGAGGGCGGGGTAGTGCGCTATGATGCCAGCTATATGGCAGCCATGTCAGGCCGCTCAGGTGGTGGACAGATTGACTACTCCGAGTTAGCCCGTGCGGTGGCTCAGGAGCTAGGGCCTGTATTCTACGAAGCCAACAAAGCATTGCCCACGCCTGACCTCAACATTACCGAACTACGCACTAAACAGGAGAAGCAAGCCCGTAACGAAGCCCGCGCCGACCTATGAAAGTGATTGATATTCTGAATAAACTAGAAGAGGGAGGCCATCTGACCTCCCTCTACCAAGCTGGGATTATTAACCTGAAAGCGTTTAGTCAGCGGGATATCTATCTACGGTGGCAGACGCTCCGGGCCTCCCTGCGCTATGCGCAGGACAATGCTGGGGCTGTGCGCATGGTGGCCCAGGAACTGGATGTGAGCACGGATACAGTGTACCGAGCCATTGCCGGGATGGAGAAGGTCGCGAAAGTAGCTTAGTGCTTTACCAAGGTAAGCAGCTGCACATTGGAGCGCGTGCCAGCCTGCTGTTTCCCGCTGGTCAGTTCGAGCTGGGTTGGCGTAAACACCGTAATATCATGAAAGCCAGCAAAAGTACCCCGCTGGTAGGTCATGGTCATGGACGTTTTTGTGTACGTGTAGGTGCCAGAAATTACACCTAAATCCTCCGAGTGATACTGAAAGGATTTGTCCGCACTAAACTCGTAGTAGTCGCCTGGCCTGCCGTACGATTTGAAAGCGGATTCTATGCCGCCCTTTTCATCGTAGGTAGTTGATTCCCACGTGTGAACGTCCCAGCGTCCTGTTAAGTCTATCAATTCTTTCATGGGTTCGGGCTCGTCATTGCCGGTGGTGCAGCTAAACGAAGCGCAGAGCAGGAACAGTAATAGGAAAATAGAGAGTACGCGTGTTGGCATGAGGTAAGGTAAAAGGTGAAAACGCCACCAAGGTAATAGGCTGACGCAGAATGGTGCGTCAATAATTCAAGCATCCCTAAATAGTCCTAGCACCTTCGTGGTGCATGGAAGCAACGCTGTTTATCACCGGTATTATTTCGCCCAACAATGAGGAGGGTGGCAGCACCAGCCTGGAATATGTGAAGGCGGCGTTGGAATGGCAGAAGCCGTTCGATACGGTACGTGTGACCATCAATAGCCCTGGCGGCTACGTGTCGGAAGGCATGGGTATTTACGATTACCTGCGTAGCCTGCCCGATTGCACCATTATCACCGAGGCCCTGGGACAGTGCTCCAGTATTGGCACGGCCGTTTTCCTGGCTGGCTCGGAGCGCCGCATTCACGCCCACACCGAATTTTTGATTCATCTGCCTTCGGGTGGTGCTATCGGCACGGCTGATCAGATGCAGCAGTACGTGAACGATTTGAAGCGTGACGAGCAGAACCTGATTGATCTGTACGTCACGCGGGCTGGCGTGGAAGAAACCACGGTGGCTGAATTGATGGCGCAGGAAACCACGCTCACGCCTGAGCGCGCCCAAGAACTTGGCTTTGCTACCCTAGTGGTTCAGCCGGTAACTGCGTTGGCCCGGCCCTCGACTGCTCTCACTGTCACTATTGAACCGCAGCCGGCCGCGCCGGCACCCTCACTTATGGCAACTCTGAAAGAGCAGGCGCAAGCTTTGCTATCAGGTATTATGTCGCTGGGCAAAACGCCCGCTACCAACCTCGCTGTCACGACTACGGGCGAAACGCCGGTTACCCTCACTATTGATACGGGTGATCGGGATACCTACGAAGTAGGCGACTCGGTGACGGATAGCGCCGGTACAGCGGTAGCCGACAGCACCTATGCGCTGACCGATGGCAACACCATCACCACAGTAGCAGGGGCTATTACATTCATTGCCCCAACGGCTACCGACACCACCGATACCATGGCCACGGATACGGTACCACCCGTTACGGCTACTGCTGGTGATGATGTACAGCAGCAAATCCTGGAAGCCTACAGGGATTGACGACTGTAGTAAAAGGCCAGGGCGAAGCCATTCAGGCCATCAAAGCCGGCCAGTCAAGAACCGCCCAGCGCCTGAACACGATTGCCGCCGCTACGGGCAGTGTGGCCGTGGTAGATACCGATGAGGTACAGACCCCTTCTCAAGTGGGCAAAGCAGCGCCCAAGGCCCATGGTGACGAAGCCGCTTCGGCACGCGAGGCCCGCCAGAAAAGAAACCACGGCCGCCCGCTGTAAGCCAGCCCAAGCCCTTCTCTAGCACTTTTTTATCTCTTCAGACAATGGCTCAAACCATTCTTGATTACGCTTGGCTGACTGGCGCGGCCCCTTTCTACGGTCCTGAGCAGTTCCGGGCCTACATCCTCAAAGCCATTCTAACCGACCCGATTCTGTCGGCTATCATGGTCATCGAGGATGGCATCAAAGCCAAAATGGACGTGCCCTTCGTGGGCAAGTTCGAGAAGGTTACGCACCTCGACCCGGGTTGCGGCGCTCAGCCTTCATCCGTTCGTATTCCCTTTGACAAGCTCACGTGGGACCCCAAGCCCATGATTGCCTGGATTCAGGAATGCGCGACCGACCTGGACCGCGTGTTCATGGCCTGGGGTCTGGATGTAGGCTACAAGCGGGACGACCTGCAAAACGCCCTCATCAAGATCAAGCGCTCCAGCAGCATTGTTCCCGGTGATGCCGCTTCTGATCAGGCGGTCAACTACTGGAATGAGTTCGTACAGGATATGTTTATCAATGCCATCACGAACGACATCTACCGCTTTGCCTTGCTCGGTGATACCACGATTTCAGCCGCTAAGCTGACGGGTGGTGCCGATGATGTAAAGAACTACAATGCCGTTGACGGTGCCTTTAAGCAGGTATTCAACGCAGGTCCTTCCAACCGCGCTTATAGCATTGCCGCGAACCTGTCCGCTGATCAGATTCTGCCCGCCGCTGAGTCCTACCAGATTTTCAAAGCGCTGCTCAATGCGGCCGAAGGGGATTTGGAAGATGCGTCGGATAAAATCATCCTGGTAACCAGCTCCATTGCCGGCAACTGGGTAGACTACCGCGAGTCCAACGACAAGGTAGCCGTGAGCTGGCTGTTGCAGGAAGGCGGCCTGGTAGCCCCTACGTTCCGCGATGTGCCGATTATCAAGGTGAAGGACCTCGATAAAATCCTGAAGCGTGACTTCAAGATCGGGGGCAAGATTGATCTTCCTCACCGGGCGCTGCTCACCACGCGCAGCAACTTGCGGGCTGGTTTCGACAGCTACGATGCCGCTACCGAGGTAGACGCTTGGTACAACCGGGAAACGCGCTTCACGCACATGCGCTCCATGTTTAAGATGGACGTGAAGGTGATGAGCTCGGACCTGATGCTAGCTGCCTACTAGCCTATCCTATCGCGAAAACGCCCCGGCCAGCTAGGCTGGGGCCATTCTTCACCTTCAACTATAGGAGACTAGACCTATGGCAGTTTGCCGTCAACTTAAGAAAGGCGCCGCCGCACCCTGCGAAACGGGTGTATCGGGCCTGAAGCCTAGAACCGTGCTGATTCGCAAGACGGATATTGCCGGAATTGTGCGTCACGCGACCATTAAGAAGGGCCTCTCGCTTACGCTGGTAGCTACCAAAAAAGGCTTTCTTTTCGAGGGCATGGGTAGCAGCAACGCCGCCCGAGCTGAGTTGTCGCAAGGCACCTACGGGCCTCGCTACACCCACAGCTTAGACCTGGTAGCCTTCGACCCAGGCCCCGAGCAGGCCGAAACGATGGAAGATTTAGCCGCTGAGCCGGAGGGTGTTGTTTCCATCACGCCCGACAATAATGGCTACTACAAGATTCTCGGTCTGAATGCGGGCCTGCGTCCGTCGGCTATGAACACCGACAGCGAAAACGAGGACCTGGGGGGCGGTGTTGCCGGCACCCTCACCAGCACCAAAGAGAAAGGCTTGGCTGATTACTTCATGGTGTTCACTGCGGGCGTCTATGATGTCAACGCCACGCGCTTGGCTTTCGAGGCGCTGTACACCGTCTAATGAGTACGCTAGTTCCAGGGTGGGTGGAACGGGCTCGTCTGCTGCAACAGGCGGGCCCACATGCCGCCGCTCCTGAAGAGATAGCCGCCGTGCATGCGGCCTTCTATCCCAACCGGGAAGCCGTGTGCCTCACTTGCCCCGGTAAGCTCGGGGTTGCCTACATGGCCATCATGCGCTACCTGGGTAGCCTGCCTGCCGATTCTTCCACCACTTTATTCGCTTCCACCATTCCCATGAGCAAGCCGAAGTATTCCTTCACCGATTCCCAGCAAACCTACCGCCCGCATAATTCGCCGGAGGTGTTCAGCAATGCCAACCTCACAGATGGTCGCGTAGCCATGCTGCTGAAGGGTGACCCCGCACTAGCGCTGCATTTCGGCATTACTGAAGCAGAAGGCCCGCAGTTCGTTGCTGAGCATGAAGCGGAAGTTGCTGCACTGGCAGCTGCTACGGCTCCTGCACCTGTCAGCGAAAGCACTACTGCTACGGTTACGCTGACCACCAGCAACCCACTGGCTGACGAAAACAGCGACGTGTACAAAGCGGAGTTTGCCAAGCTTGATGCGCTGCGGCGTGAAGAGTTGGATGCTATCTATACCGATGAGGTAAAGGAAGGCGACGCCAAGAGCTTCCCTAACAAAGCTGAGCTTATTAAAGCTATCCTAGCCTTCCGCGCTAAGTAAGCTTACGGCTACCTGCTATTGCCCGAAAAGGCCCGCGCCGCACGTCGGGGCGGGCCTTTTTGCTTTCACTCCTTTCGTCTTCCCTGTGTCTACTGCTCCCGAAACTCCTGCTCCTCACACCCTTGCTCCCGTACCCCAGGCCCAGCGTCAGGTGATTAGAGCGCAGTCGTTGCGGCCCGATATCATCACGCTCACCACGCCGACTGACTACCAAAGTGGGGGGATGACAACTTGTATCCGCAGCGGCTACTGCACGCCATGGCCGCCAGTGCACGGCTACCGTGTGTGCCGAGCGCAAAGCCCAGTTCATTGAGGGCAACGGCTTCAAGGATAAGACTTTTTATAAAGCCGTGATTGATCGGGCTGGCGGCACCATGGACAGCTTGCTACAGCCAGTAACCAACAACTCGTCCTACCTAGAAGGCTGGGCCGTGCGAGTGAACATCAACGCCAACGGCCACCCCTGCGAGGTGCTGCATCAACCTAAAGAGCAGGTGCGGCCCTACTTCCCCGAAGCCGACGGCGTTACGCGTTGGTGCGGCCTGGTGCGCAACCCGGCGGCTGTTGCCAAACGGGGCACTACCTATGCCAACCGGTCGGGTATGCAGAAGGTGCCCGTGTTCAACCCGCGCGAAAAGCCCGAAGAGCGGTTGAAGCGGGCGCTAGACTGGCGTAACGACAAGGATGAAGTAGTTGGGCTACAAGGCTACCCGGGCGAAATCTACTACTGGTTTCAGAAGCGTACGGGCGCCTACTTACACCCGCGCCCACTCATTGATGCTGTGCTCGATGATGTGTACTCGGAGCCGAATTTGAAGCGCAGCCGGGCGCGTGACTTGGATTCGGGCTATTCGGCTCAGGTGATGATTACCGAGTACGGTACCACAAAGCCAACGCAAGAAGTACTGGATGCCAACGATATAAAGTACGGGCAATTTGTAGGTCCTGAAGGTAGCCGCATTCTATTGCAGTATGCTGATAAGCCAGAGAATAAGCCAAGTGTTGATACCCTAACGGCCCCCGATGCCAGCAAACGCTACGTGACGGATGAGGAGGCGATTAAGGCCAACATCCGGGAAGCCATGCAGATGCCAGGCGTACTGCTGGGGCGTGAGATAGCGGGCAAGTTGGGTAGCTGGCAGGAATTTCAGGACGCGGTAGCCTACGTGCAGGCGCTAGTCGTCAACTCGGCTCAGCGTAGCATCGAGCGCGGCTTCGAAGCGGTGTTTTGTGATTTCCAGCTGACGGACGGCACGCAGCCTTTCAAGAATCTAAAGGATTTCTCTATTGAAAATCTAACGCTCCAGCAAGCCGCCGCGCTGGCTGGGCAACCAGCCCCTGCCGATAATGGAAACCCTGCTGTTTAGCCGTGAAGATTTTGAGCCCTATATCGAACTACCTCAGATCGACCCGGGCCGCTTAGAACCGCACATGCTCAGGGCCCAGCGCCGCCTACGTCCTGTGTTTGGTGATGCACTCTACGAAGAGCTGAAGCGCCGCACCGAGCTAGATGCAGTGGAGCCAGAGGAAGGGGCAGAGCCCATCCAATGGCTTACGGGTGATTGGGTGGAGTTGAAGGCCCGCGCTATCCCTGCTCTGGTGCACGCCGCGGCTGCTCAGTACTGGCCCTTCTCGCAAACCACTGTTGTTAGGAATGGAATAGTGCGCAAGAAATCTGAGCATTCAGAGCCAGTTGACGCCAGCACCCTAGCAAAGCAGGCTAGCATCTACGATGGGGAGGCCCTGAGCTACGAAGCCGAACTACGCAGTTGGCTGATTGCCCATGCGGCTTCCTTCACCGCTTTCTACCCCGACCCCTCACACTGCGGCTGCCATCCGACGGGGCCGGCCGGCCGCCCGCCCACCGTGG